TCAGCCCCAGCCGACGTCCCCGGCGGGCGACGCGGTCGGGGAGGGCCATGAGGTGGGCGTAGCAGCCTGCTCGGCCTCGCTCGTAGGTACAGGGGTCGAGGTGGCATCGGCCGCTGCGGCGCCGGCCGCGCCGACGGCCCCGGCGATGCCGAGCATGACGGATGCGGCGAGAATCCCGAGCCTGGTCTTGGACGTACGCATGCCCCACCCCAATTCGAACGACTGTGCGTTTGGTTGCTGCTGTAAGTAGGCTGCCATGTCGAACGGGTGACACCAAGCGAATCGCCGTGCTGAAATCCGCCCGTGCGGACTTTTCCACGGACAGCAACGGGGGCTGAAATGCGCGAGGTTGAGCAGACGGGGCCATCACTCCTGGCTCAAGACGACCTGGAAACCTACCGCGCGGTCGCTGCCGGAGCTCCGCCAGCCGTGAATGCCTCAGTGGACGCCCTCGTCGACCTCCAGCTCGTCGAGGGCGACCCCTACCGCCCAGGCCACTACATCGCCCGCGACCCACGCGCCGCAGCCCAGGACCTCATGTCCGACGCTCTCGCAGCCCTCCATCGCACCGTCGACCGCATCAGCCAGATCCCCACCGTCGAGGCCTTGGCCGCCGACTACGACCCCCACCGCTGGTACGGAGGACCCGGATCGGAGTACCTCGGCACTCCAGCCCTCATGAACGCGCGCATCCTGCCGCTCACCGACGGGGCCACCCTGGAGGTCTACAGCGCCCAGCCCGGCGAGCCCGCGGACCGCGACCCCGAGATCCTCCGCGTCGGCGCCGAACGCACCGCAGCAGCCTGCCGCCGCGGCGCCCGCGTCCGCTCCTTGTACAACGCGCACGCCTGGGACCACGAGCAGACCCGGGCCCACATCGACAGCCTCATCGAAGCCGGCGCCGAGATCCGCGTCCTCGGCGCGACGTTCCCGCGCATGGTCATCCTCGATCAGATGCACCTGTTCATCGACAACCTCGTCGTCCAGGACGCCGCCACTCACTCCGGGTGGCACGTCTCCGACCGGTCAGCCGTCATGTGGGCCCGACTGGTCTTCGACCTGATCTGGGACCGCTCCATGCCCTGGCAGAGCCTGAGCGGGGCCACTGGAGTCGCGGTGACCACCGCCCGGCAGCGGGCCATCCTCCAGCAGCTGGAGGCCGGCCACTCGCAGCAGCAGGCCGCCACCCGCCTCGGACTCGCAGAGCGCACAGTCACGAAGGAACTCGCCCTGCTCCGCGAACGCCTCGCGATGCGCACGCTCTACCAGGTCATGGCGTGGTGGGGGCAGTCCCCGGAGCGAGACCTTCCGTAAAATCGCACACTGTGTCACGACTCTGTGTGCATGGCTCTACCCCTCTGTAGAACAGGGGTAGCCGTGCGTAGAGTGCCCGGTGGGGAGGCGGTGGATCGTCCCGTCCCGCCTGACGCACAGCCCCAGACAGACCCGGCCCGGATGCTCGGGAGGCTCCGGGTCGGAGGCGCCCCCTGCCGGTGATTTCGGCAGGGGGCGTCGTGCTGCTCACAGTAAACCGCCCCACCCCGGGAGATGGGGTGGGGCGGTCGCTGCTCGGCCAAAAATGGCCGAGCCGGTGCGATCGGTGTCGGACGCACATCACAACCCGACCACACCTGTCTTCATGATCTCTAGATTTACCTGGTCAGGTAAAGACACCGCAGCATGATCAACAGAGCGTTGAGGGGTGACCGACTCACCCCCGGATTGGGTGCTCCCGCGACGTCAGGCCATCGGCCTGGTGCTGCGACACGCGCGGGAGGCCGCGGGGCTGACTCAGATACAGCTCGGCGAGCGGGCCGGCATGGACCACAAGACCGTCCACCGCATCGAGTACGGCACGAGCGACCCGAGCCTCTCAATGCTGCTCCGCCTGGCGGCCGCTCTCGGACGCCCCCTCTCGGACCTGGTCCAGGAGTAACCCTGCCCGCACCCTGGCCGCCGCCGGCCTCGGGTACGAGCAGGGAGCTCATCGGGACGGCCGGACGCCCGACGCGGGCACGGGCGTCGGTACGTTCGGCCAGTCCCGCCACACGCCACGCGCGTACCAGTCGTGATGGTCACCCTCGTGCCCCGGCTCCAGCGTGCAGCGCGGCCCGCCCTCCGGGTGCTCCGACCAGCAGTACCCCCACGGGTGCCCTCCGCTCATCGCCGGGCCTCCCGCCATGCACGGCCGAGCCGGGCCGCGGTACTGCACGGCCCACCCGTGCGGCAGGTAGCGCACGTCCGCGTGTGCGTCAGGTAAGTCTGATACTTCGTCTCTGCGGTCACGGCCGCCGCCTGTTCGGTCACTGCGCGGCCGCCGCTTCCGGGAGCAGGCGGTAGAGGACTGGCTGCCCGCGCTCCGCAGCGCACGCCGCGTGCGCGTAGACGGACAATCCCGAGCCGGACGACTGGACGTGTACGCGCACGCACACGTCCGCTCCGGGCGCCGGGCAGTACGTGCAATCCCTGCCAGCCATCGCTACCCCTGATGTGAACCCGCTAGGTGGACCACACCAGGGTCAGGCCGCAGACAGTGCATCGGAGGCGCACAGTGCGCCCCCTCAATCAAGCGGCGAGCAAGCCGAGCTTCACCGCGAGCGCGGACGCGCGCCGCCGCCGCTCCGGCGACTTCGCTTCGGCCTCCTCGAGGACGATCCTCTTCGCGTAGCCGTTGTAGCGGATCGTCTCCGGGGCAGCCTCGTGCGCCTGCGCCAGGGTCGCCAGGGCGACGTCGGGCTGTCCGTCCAGCTGGTAGCCGCGCGCCTCTTCGATCCTGTGCCGTGCCCTGCGGGGCCGGGACGGGATGGTGGACGCGTCGGCGGCCGCGGCCTGACGCACCGACTCCCCGCCGGCGTGGAGTTCCACCGCGATGGTCACGGCGTGCGCTCCCATGATGGCCCTGCTGAAGCTGGTCACCGGGTGGAAGTACGACTCGGGCAGCCGCTCGGCCATGGCCCGGGCCTCGTCCCAGTACCGCCACGCCGTACCGGTCTCACCCCTGCGGGCGGCCGTGTACCCGGCCTCGTGGGTGAGCGCGCCTGCAATAGCGAGGACCTCGTCCCCCGCATCGGGCAGCAGAGGCGCCAGGTAGGACAGCGCCGCCGCGGTGACCTCGTCGGCAGCGTCGAAATGCGCCGGCCCCGAGTCCCGGTGCGCCTGCGCAGCCAGCCACGCAGCCACACCGATTGTGTGAGGGTCCTCCGATTCCTGGGCGGCCACCATGCTCCGCTCGGCGACGCGCCAGAGCAGGGCCGAATCGGGCTGGTACGCCACGAAAAACTGGCTGAGCGAGTAGACCTCGGACAGACGCGCCTGCGCGGCACGCCGGTCTGCAGCTGTATCGGCCTGGCGGACCGCGGCCTGCGCATCGCGGATGAGGTCTGGCAGCAGGGCGCCCACGACGTCGCGGTGGTGCGGTGAGGTGTGCCGGGCTGACCACGCCCGGGCGAGCCTGGCGGCCAGGTGCTCGACTGTTGGCGCCGCCTCGTCCTGGCCCGCGACGGGGAACGCGTCGACTGCCGCGCGAACCGCGCCGAGCCGCGGATGTCCTGGGCCCACGAACAGGTCCACACGCACGCTCTGATCTCCCGTGAGGTCGGCGAGGCCCCGTACTCGGAGCACTTCGGCCAGGCGGAGGACGACTTCCAGGCGGGGGATGCCGCGGCGTCCAGTCTCGATGCCCTTGACCCAGGATCCGGAGCGCCCCATGAGGCCGCCCAGTTGATCGCGAGTCATGCCACGGCGGGTACGGAGGATCTGTAGTCGTTGCCCGAATGCGATCGGGTCGGCGTACGGGTCCGGGGTAGCATCAACCGGCATGGCCTTGCCCCTCTCTGTCCAGCTCGTCACTGCCAGGGTATGGGGCAAGGCCCTTTCTGTGTGCCGCGTCACATGATCCTGAACGCACGAATGCGCCCCCTGTCCGCCCCTTCACCGGGGCGGACAGGGGGCGTGTCATCGCGCGTCGCGGGCTGCGACGAGCTCGGGGGCCATCGGGACCAGCGGCATCCCGGTGGCCGTCATGCGGGCGTCCTGCTGGCTGATGTGATCGAGCGCCAGGCCCAGGAGCCGGTCCGTACGATCCGCGCGCGTCCGCGCCTCGGCCTCCGCATCCTCCAGCGTCCGCACCCGACCGTGCAGCGCGGACATCTGATCCTGGAACCACCTGTACATCTCGGGCGACACCGTCCAGGTGCCCTCGGGCTGCGGCGGCGCCTGAGACATGCCGTCCGCCGGAATCTCCTGCACCGTCGTCCGCGTCCGACCGAGCCACGTTCCCGCGACGGTGCCGAGCGTCGACACGACGACCGCCAGGAGACCCAGCCAGCTACTCGGCTCCACGCGGCACCATCCTCGGAACGATCAGACGCGGTCGGGTCAAATACGCCACGATCGCGATGAGCAGGGCGTGCGACGCCCACGGCGCTACGGAACCCCACGCGGTCGAGGACGCCCCTGAGAGGCCGCCGAGCGCGTACGCCAGAGACCAGAGCAGGGGCGGCCCCATCGCGGCGCCGACCCCCGGCAGGTCCCGCCCGGGACGCACCAGCGAGAAGGCAAGGGCGAGGAGCCCGGCTCCGATCCACAGCCATCCCCATGCGGCCATGCACATGATGTCCAGGAGCACGCTGATGCCGCGCACCGTGCCGTACCGGGGCTGGACGGTGATGGAGGCCCCGTAGCTGACCCAGGCGACGCCGGACGACGAGAGGGCGAGACCGCGCCAGCCCAGCCGCGCCCAGCACCGGGCCAGCGCGGTCCGCATCAAGCGTCCGAACGTGGAGTGTGCGGCGCCACCCACCCGGCGATCGCCGACGCGGCGGCCGGCACCAGGGCGAGCACGAACGGCTCCAGCGCGTTCGGCATGGAGCTGATCAGGTTCGGGTCGTCGGTGACCGCGCCCAGGACCGCGAGACCGGCGACGCTCATCAGGTACGCGAGTGCCGAGCCGGCCTTGACCTTCGTCTCGATCGGATCAGAGGAAGAAGCCATGGTGGTGCCTGCCTTTCAGCTGAAGAGGAGTTGCCAGGTGAGGGGGCCGGGGTAGCCGTCGGCGTCGCCCCGCAGGGAGGCGTGTGCGCGCTGGAAGGCGGCGACGTTGAGCCGGTCGGCCTCGCCCCACTTCTTCGATGGGCCGACCTTGTAGTGGCTGCCGTAGCCCTTGCGGACCAGCTGCTGGCCGAGCAGCAGAATCGAAGCGTTGGACTTGCCGGGCCCGAAGGCCGAGCGGCCGGGGAAGGCCGGCCGTACGGGCGGCTTCGGCTGCGGCGTCGGCTTCTTCGGTGGGACCGGCTCGTTGTCGACCAGGCGGCCGTGGATCCGGGCGCGCATGTCGTCCATCTCGAAGCCGCGGGGATCAATCTTGCCGGGCTGCCACTCCTTGTGGCCGATGACCGAGGGGGCATCCCAGCCGTGCAGTCGGCACACCGCGGCTGCAGCCCTCTCGATGGCCAGCAGCTGTGCGGCGGGCCACGGGTCGTCGCCGTCGCCGAGGTTCTCGCACTCGAAACCGTAGAAGTGCCGGTTGCCGTCGGTGTTGGACTCGTCGTCCGCCGGCAGGCGCTTCTCTGCGATGACGGCCTCGAGGACGTCGTCGTCTCCGAGACCGGCGTGGTTGGTTCGGCCGTAACCGACCAGGTGGACCCGTCCGTCCTTGGCGATGACCCCGTGGCAGAGAGGGCCGGGGAGGGCCGCGTAGCCGTCCCGGCAGATGCCGACGGTGCGGGTGGTGCCCTTCGTCACGGTGTGGTGCAGCATCACACCGTGCACGGGGCCCCAGGGCCCCTTGTGGTTGCGGTTGCGTTCACGCCAGTTGCCGACCTCGACGACCTCCAGGCCCTCGTCGAGCAGGGCCTGGATGAAGCGGTCGGCGCTCACTGGGGCGGCCATCAGTGGGCCACCGAGCGGCGTGCGATTGCAGCGTTCGCGAGCATCACAGCGTCGTCCACCGCGTTGACCGCGCGGGTCAGCTCCGGCGACGACGGGCACACCTCCTCGAGGAGCTCCGCCAGAGTGAGACCGCCAGCGCGCACCTTCTCGTACTGCGCAGGCTGGCCCGGCCCTGGCGGGTGGTGCGTGAAGCGGTTCTTCAGGTCCAGGTCGTACGCCATAAGTCCTCCAGAAATGACGAAGGCCCCGGCCGGGTCGGCGCGGGGCGGGAGCGGTGCAGAGAGTGGTCAGGTGGGCATACGGGCGACCCAGTGGATCGGGATGTTCGAGAAGGTGTCCGGGCCCTCCGCTGTATCTGTGACAAGGATGAAAAGCGTCCAGCCGGTGGCGGTCATGTTGATCGGCCGGGCCTCGAATCGGCCGGTGGTACCGGAGCCGGAGGCGATCTCCACATTCATAATCGGCGGCACCGGAAACGGAACGGGAAACGTAACGCTCTGCGTATAACTCGCCAGGTTGGTGAAGCTGACGAGAAGCTGGCCCGCCTGGTAGTCCTTCGCTGCCAGGCGTAGACCGGTGATCCGCATTCCGGCGCGCCAGTCCGTGGCGGGAACAGCAACCATGGGTCTCCTCCTACAGAGCGGCGATGGTCGGGACGGCCAAGCGCACATCAGCGCCAGCGGGTTGGGCCTTGACGATTCCGTTGACGGCCCGTGTGACCGTGAACGTCTGCGGCGAGCTGGTACCGCTGACCGCTGTGACCGTGGCGACCTCGCCGCCACAGATCACGTCGAAGGGGAACTCGGCCGGATGTAGGGCAGTAGTGACCCACAGCGGGCCCGATGTGACGGCCACGGACCACGACGTTGCTGTCGCCGAGACGCCACCAGCCAAGGCCGAGCCGTCCGTGTCCACCCGACCGAGCACCGCATCGTCGGCAACTCCCACCCGCCACGGTCCAGCCGGCACGCACACGAACTCGACCTGCCACGTGCGCGGTAGCGGCCTGTGCTTGATCTGGAGGACGTGGAGGTCCACCGGGCCCGGGCCCGCCCAGATGGGCGGGGTCACGATCCGCAGCATGTCGCCGATCCGCAGCCGAAGCACGGCCGGGATCAGCTCCGGATGCCGGTGCAGCCGCACCGTGACCGTCGGATACCGGGCCGCATCCCACGTGCCCAGATGCGCCATCCAACCCGCGATCTGGTACGGCTGCGAGTCGTCAGCCAGGGATAGCGAGGTCGATTCCTCGTAGATCCCGACTCCGCCCTGCTCCGACGGCCGGACGCTGTTCGGTCCCTCCGTGATCGTGACCGTGCTCTCACTCCCGCCCACACGCTGAACGGTCACGTCGTTGGCCAGCGTGGAGTCGTCGTCGACCGGCTCCAGCGGCGGCGCAAGGTGCCCGGCCGCGTAGTCCAGGGTCAGGACCGGACTCTGGTTGTAAAGGCTGGCCCTCTCCCGGTAGACCAGGCCGAGCCGGTCCGTGCGCTCGGCAAGGATCCCGCCGTCGGACTCCGCGGCCTCCCGGAGCAGGCTGAGGACCGTGGCGGCGCGCTGCGGCCCGAGCCGCTCCGACGGTACGGAGACGTCCTCGCCGACCCACGACACATCGATGAGAGCGGATTCTTCGGCACCGAGACGTGCGAAGCGGGCGAGCGCGGTCTCTCCGGCGTACCCATCGTCAGCGCCGCTGAAAATGACGCTGCCCGGCGGGGACGATGACCCGGCGGCGGCCGACAGGTCGAAGACCGCGAGGTGCCCCATGACCATGTCCGCCGTGTTCGAGCCCCACGCCCCGGCGACGCCGGTGACAGCCCCCTGCGTACCGGTGAAGGTGGTCGTCGCGTACCACCGGCTGTTCGCTGCGATATCCCGCCACGACGCGTAGAGGCGGGTGGTGCCAGACCCGTTGTCCGAGGTGTAGATCGCCAACCGGTTCCAGCGGCCCCAGAAATCCGCGATCGCCGACGCATTGCTGTACAGAACGAACGCCACGACGTTGCCGTCGGCGTCCTGCGCCTCCACCCGGACACCCGAGGTGCTCGCGTAGACCACAGCCGTCCGCATCACGGAGCCAGCCACGGCCACGCGCATAATCTCCGTCTGCAGGGCGGGCATCGTCGGAAGGTTGTAGACCCATTCGACCTGCCAGCCGCTCGCCGACGAGCGCGGGACCGTACCGCGGAGCGATGAGCCAGCCTTGACCTTCGGGAGGGGCGCCGACCCGCCGAGCGAGTCATCAGCCGCGAAATCGAGGCCGGACACCACCAGCGGCTGCACCCCAGAGAGCGGCGAGTACGCTGCCGTCGCGTCCTGCCCGTCCTCCATCGGCCAGTAGGCGATCAGGCGCGGATCGGACGGGACCCGGCGGCGCAGCGTCGACTGGATCGGGTGCCGATTCTGCCCCAGGCGGCGCAGCACACCCGCACCCTCGATGGGCACCCACGCGTCACGCCCCGACGTCGACCACTTCGCCGGCCAGGACGACACCTCGCCGGTGAACAGTGGCTCGCGGTTGCTGATCTCAGCACCCGTCAGCGTCCAGGTGCGACCTGCCGTGTCCGCCCAGGACGTGGTGCCCGGGGGGAGAGCCCGCAGGTCCGGGCTGGCCACCACGGTCCCGCCGATCCCGGATCGCACCTCGGCCCGGTGCACGCGGCCGGACATCGGCAGCCACCCAGTCCCCTGCACGGGGGCGACCTCGAGCGGGGCCGTGCCCGAGTAGATGCTGGTAACGCCGGTCAGCGTCATCGTGTCGCCCACCTGTGTCCACGGCCCGTCCAGGGACGGCGCCCAGTACAGGACCATCGTGCAGCCGCCGGACCCGTTGTTGACGTCCAGGGTGGCGCGGAGAGCCGCACGGGGTGGCAGCAGCGGCAACGGCTGCCCGGCAAAGAAGTAGGCGACGGTGCCGTCCACCGACCAGTTGAGGATGAGCTGGCCCGCCTCGATCCTCAGCAGGTACGAGCGCTGATTGCCGACGCTCACCCACTTCCCGATGAGCGTCTGGTTGGCCGTCTTGTACCAGTCCGCCGTGGCCTCGACCCTGAGGTCCAAGTCGCCGGTGATGTCGAGGGCCGCCACGTCCGGAGTCCGGGCGTAGGACGTCGCAGCGCCAGCGAGCTTCAGGTACGACTCCGCGCCAGCCACCGTGATGGAGAGCGGAGCGTTCCGCGTCAGGGCCCCGTAGTACGGCGACAACGGGTTCCGCGGGGAGTACCTCCCGTCCTTGTTGTTGAGCGTGAGCGAGCAGGTAGACGGGTCCACGCCGGTGCCCTGCGCGCTCATGCCGTGCGTGATCTCGATCGGATCCCTCGTGTAGAGGTGCGGCGTCACATCGACAGTGGTGCCGCCGATCGTGAGCTCACCGCGGAGATCCAACGCGTCCTCGGGGAAGGCCATCTCAGTCCCTTCCTACGAGCACCAGCTGGGCATCGCGGCCACGCACCTTGATGCTCTTGCGGAGCGATTCGAGGATGTAGTCGTCGTGGCGGTTGCCGCTGGAGCGAATTTCGATGACGACCGGGGCCCGGCCGCCAGCCCCGTATGCGCCCGCAGGCGCGGCCATGGACCCGCCGACCGACGGCGGGGTGACCAGGGACGCCATCGTCTGGTCGAGCGCGGGCACGCCCGCCTGGACGCCCTCGATGAGCCCGGCCGGGATGAACCGGCCGACCTGGTCCGCCATGACGCGGCTCGGGCTGTGAATCCCGAGGGCCTTCTTGATCGCCGACGCCATGCCCTTGGCGATCTTGTTCATCTGCTTCTCGATCGCCGACTGCTGCGACTGCAACCCCTTCACGAGCCCGGCCGCAGCCTGAATGCCCGCCCCGTACATCGCGGACCCGGCAGCCGTCCCCGCCTGGCCGGCAGCAGTCACCAACGCGCCCTGCGTGCTGTTGATCTGCTTGATCTGCTGCGCGGACGCCATGGCCAGGGCCGCCGCAGCACCGGAGCCCTGCTCCACCCCAGCCTGAGCGATCTGCGCAATCAGGTCGCCCCTGATGCCCTTCTTCCGAAGCGTGGCCAATTGCTGGGCGAACTGCTGCGCCTGGCGCATCTTGTCGGTCAGCGTCGCCAGGATCGACTGCGCGCTGACGGGCTCTCCACCGGTGTTGGCGGTGATGTTCGCCGCGTCGAGGACCCCCTTCGTGACGTCCGCACTGAGCTTGTCGCGGGCCTTGATCTGGTCCGCCAGGGACTTGGACGCCGCCTTCATCCGGGCGGCCAGCTTCGTCTCCTGGTTGGCCAGCTTCTGCAGCGCCTTCGACCCGGCGGAGATCTTCCCGAGCGCGGCCGCTCGCTTCTTCCCGGGGGCGAGCCCGTCCCGCACAATGTCCGCGAGCTTCTGGGCGGCGCTCTTGACCTGCTTGCCGGTGCCGGTGAGGCCGTCGACCAGGCCGCGCCCGATCCAACGCCCCTGCGCCGCCGTGACCTTCGACGGCGACGCGATCCCCAATGCCTTCGCGATCGGGCCGGGAACGACGCTCCGAGCCCAGCCGGTGATCTTCGAAGCGATCCACGGACCCATGGACTGGATCCCGTTCCAAAGGCCTTGGACGACGTTTTTGCCTTTTTCGAGCAGGAGTGACGTCAGATTTCCGATGCCTCGGGACAGGCGGCCTGGCAGCCCAGCCACGTACGCGACCAGGGCGACGGCCTTGGTCGCGACGCCGCGCTTCAGCCCCTCGAACCGGGCTACGGCGTTCGCGACGAAGCCGCCGACGGTCGTCACGATGCTGACGCCGATGCCCTTGATCTTGCCCCAGACCCAGTCCCAGGCAGCGGCTGTTCCGGCCTTGATGGAATCCCAGTGCTTGATGATCAGGCCGTAGAGGGTGAAGTTCAGGAAGAGATCGAGCAGCAACTGACCGACAGATTTGATCTTGTTCCAGATCCAGTCCCAGGCGGCCAGCGTCCACTGTTTGATCTTGTCCCAGTTGGCCCAGATCAGGAGGCCCAGACCGACGATCGCAGCGATCACCCAGCCCACAGGGCCCATGGCCATCACCCAGGCAGCAGCCATCCGCGCGCCCTGGATCATGGCCTGCACGCCCATGAGAATCCAGGCCCCGACAACCCGCGCACCGGCTGCGGCTTGAGTGCCGGCCGACGCGAGCGCACTGGCCCCGGAGGTGACCCACGCGGCCACTGTGCGCGCTGCCGCCACGGTGGCCGTCACGCCCATCAGGACCAGGACCGGAACCAGAACGCCGCCCACTACGCCAGCCAAGAGCTTTACGGTGCCGGAATTTTGCTGGCACCACTTGGCGAACGACGCCAGAGCGGGAATTACCTGCCCGCCCAGAAAGTTCACGACGCCCTGCTGAAGGCCGCGCTTGAACGCCTCGACCCGCACCCCGGCGCTTTCGCTGATCGACTTTCCAGCCGAATCAACCGACCCCTTGAATTCCCCAAATTTCGCTGCGGCCTTGGACGGGTCCATGGTGTCGAATGCGCCGCCGAGGTCCTCGAACTTCGTCCCGAAGAGGCCGACGGCAACAGTGTTCTTGTCGACCGGATCCTTGAGGCCGCGGATCTTGTCGAAGATCGTGTCCATCGCAGCGTTGGCCTTGGGGCCGCCTGCCGCAAGGGTGGCGATCATCTTGTCGGCGTCCAGCCCCAGGGCCTTGTACGCCTCGGCCGCGCCCTTGCTGCCATCGATGGACAGCAGCGAGAATTCCTTGATTGCGTCCGCTGCAATATCGGTGTCGCGCGCACCCCCCGCAAGAGCCTGCGAAACCAGGCCCATTGCCATCGGACCGTCAATCCCGACCTTGCGGAATTGCGTGCTGTACTCGTCGAAGGTGTCGAGCAAATCTTCCGACGCGTTCAGGCCCTTCTGCTGGGCCTTGACGAGGATGTCCATCGCCTCGTTGGTGTCCTTCGCCATCCCCGTCTTGACCATCTTTCCGACGGTCGTGGAGACGTGTGCGACCTCCTCGCCGAGGATCTTGCTGGTGGTGGCGATGCGCACGCCGAGCGCATCGAGCTGACGCTCGGTCGCCCCGGTCGGGATCAGCCCGTTCTGGCTGATGGCCGCCATGGTGTCCGCGGCGGTCTGGAAGTCCTCGACCATCGCGGAGGCGAAGAGCCGGCCCGCGGCCTTGCCGTACTTCTGGGCGACCGCCGGAGTGCCGCCGATCTGCCCCTCCAGCACGCCCAGGATCTGTGACTGATCCAGGTACTGGGTGAGGCCGACCATGAGCGCCCCGCCGGCCGCGATGCCCGCTCCGGCCGCCACGGTCTGGAGTCGGGACAGGCCGCTCTCTGCCTCCTGGACGGCGTCGCGGGCGCCGTCTGCGGCCCCGTCCGCCAGGGCGTCCCCGAGGGCGTCTCCGGCCGCGTCCCCGGACTGGCGGGCAGCCGCCACGAACCGCCCGCGGGCGTCCCTGATCGAGCCGTCAGCAGCGCGGGTCAGACCCTCTCCAAGAGCCTGGCCCGCCTGCTGCCCCGACCGCTCCGCGTCGTCCGCCATACGCTGACCGCTGGCGTTGAGCGCGCCCTCCGTACGGCGCAGCGCGGGACGCACCTCGCCGTCGTCGATGCGGATCGTGCCCGTGAGCTCACCGACGACCAGCGCCATTGCCGCCCCCTCTGGAGTTGTCACGCTCCTCGGGAGCGAAGTGCCGGCCGAGCCGGGAATCGGTGGAGATCAGCCCGGCGATGCGGGTGCGGAGCCACCGCCAGGACCGCTCACGCAACAGCCCTGGCTGGTCGACGTCGATGCCGTACGTCTGGTGGAGGTCGGCCTCGATGAGGAGCCACTGCTCCAGGAGGTCCGCCCAGGTCAGGCTTTGCGCGCGGCTTTTCGGGGAGCTGCCGCCCTCGTACCACTCGTAGAGGCCCGTTTCCGGGTCGTACTGGCCGCAGCCGACGCCGAGGAGGCGGGAGTGCGCTGCCGACGCGCCGCCCTGTTCGGCGCTTTTCCCGGGGTCGCGCCCGACGCCCAGTACGCCTCGGCCGTCTCCCGATCAGCGGTGATCCAGAACATCGCGGTGAGCGACACGTGCTTGAAGCGGCTCCAGCTCACCTCCGCCTTCAGCCGGTCGTGGGCCTCGCCCAGACACATCCGGTAGAGGTCGAGCTCCTCCTCGTCGTCCAGCGCAGTCGTGTCCACGGCCGCTCCGCCCATCGCCAGGCGGGCGGCCATGGACGTAACCCGCTCGACCCGGAGCCCGTCCTCGGCGGACGGGTCCTCGATCCGGTAGACCCGCTCGACCCCGTCCGTGCCGGTGACCGGGAGCTCCAGGAAGTCGTCGAGGAAGTCGCCGAGAGCCTCGAAGTTGCCGGCCATCAGGCGAGGGGGTTCGTGATGGGGGTGAGCGGGCCGTCGCCGGTGAGGGTCATCTCGACCTGGTCCAGGGCGGTGTACTCGCCGCCGGACGGGGCCCAGGTGACCAGGGCCTTGCCCTCGTACGCCTCCGGGAGACCGTTGCGGTCCATGTACCGGATGTGGGCCTTCGAGGCCGACCCGTACGCGAAGGATGCGAGGCGGAACTTCTCGTGCGTGGGGTGGTACACCTTCACCGAGTCGTTGATCCGGCGGTTGATCGTGACCCCGAGCTCCCAGCTCTGGCCCGTCTTGGTGTTCCCCGCCCAGCCGTCCGAGTCGTAGTCGCTGCTGTCCTCGATGTTCGGCTCGGCTGCCGGCGAGAAGTCGGTGACGCCGATGACGCGCTGCCAGTCAGGGGTCTCGTCGTCGCCCATGTTGATGTCGAGCGCCCACCGGCGGGCAAGGGCGGTCACAGGGGTGGGAGTGGACATGTTGATCTCCTAATCGATCAGGTGGGGGCCCGGCCGGACGGTCCGGAGGTAGTAGTTGGCGGTGGCCTCCATGCGGCCGTGCGCGTCCTGGCCGATCCAGGCCTGTGACTGCCGCCAGGACAGGGCCACGTAGATGCCGCGGAGGCGGTAGCCCTGCCGGTTGTGGAGCAGGTCGAAGGCCCGGTCCGCCAGGGCGTCGACCTCGCGCGGGTCCAGGCCGGTGCGGAAGCGCAGCTGCACCGCCGTGATCGCGTCGACCAGGTCGTCGTCCTCGACCGGGTACGCCGTCAGGCAGATCACCCGGTCCGGCGCCTCCGGCATGACGCCCAGGACGATCGCCGTCTCGCCTTCCTGGAGCACGGTGTCGGGCCGGTACACACCGAGGGCCTCGCCGGTGAGAAGTTCGGCGAGGCCCTCGGTGAGGTCGGTCGTGTAGGTCATCTGAGCGCCCGCCTGAGCTGCGCGGCGATGATCGCCTGCACCTGCTGGCGCGACTGGACGAGCGGCTGCTCCAAGAACTTGGCCTGGCGCCCGGGCGCGTGCCGCCACGTCATTTCCTCGTGCTGCCGGACGGCGTACGGGGTGTCGTAGCTGATTGCCGCGGTGAGAATGGCGGGGTCCACGCTGACCGTCCCGGACCGGGACAGCGCTGCCTCGTCGATCGGGACCACTGCCTGCGACTCGCCCAGCACGTACTCGCCGGCCATGAGCACGCCGCGCTCAGCTGCACCACGGAGCTCGACCGCGACCTGGTCGCCGTTGAAGCGGAGAGTGTAGCCGCGCTGAGTCATCAGACCCCCTCATTCGAGCTGGATTTCCGTGTGGTCGGGGGCTCCGAGACCGCCACTGTCCCGGGGCGCGACCTGGATGACACGGGTCTGGCGGCCACCGGGGAGGGTCACGCGGGAGAGCGGGGGCGCCTTCGTGCCCGGGTAGGCGTACGCGGTCGACGAGGACACGACGGTGTCGCCGGTCGGCGTGCGCACGTTCCGCGTCTTCTGGTCCAGGAGGCATCGCACCTCGACCGGGGGCCCGTACAGCGGGCCTGTGCTGGATCGGCCGGCGTAGGGCTCCACGGTGATCCGATGGCGGAGGAAGCGGCGGGGGATGGCGGCCATCAGTAGGCCGCCATGGCCACGAACCGAATGTGCTCCGAGGGGATCGCACGCAACGCGCGGCTGAGCTTCGGGGCGTAGTACGACGGCCCGGAGCGGTTCGAGCCCGCGCCGAACTGGAGGTTCACGGAGCCGATCTGAGCGCCCTGGAGGGGTCCGGAGATGTCGGTCTCCTCGCCGACCTCGCCCCAGAACTCGACCTGGGCGCAAACCGCGTCGCGGAATCCGGCGAGGACGAGCGGGTGGGTGGGCATTCCGTCGCTGTCGACGTCGTAGACCGCCGCCACCAGGAAGTCACTGTCGAGGAGTTCGGAGGCCCGCAGCAGCAGCCGCGGCGCCGACACTGGTGGAGCCGAGCCCAGGTAGTTCGCGAGGTCCGTGGTCGTGGCATACGACCGGCCGTCCTCGAGGAGGCTCGGCACCGGCGCAACGGACACCACCTGATGGTCGACTTTGGCCCCGGCCCCGGTCACCGTCCAGGACAGCCGCCAAAGTCCGGCCACCGTGTAGGCCACCGGGGCCGTCCACGTCGCGCCGTTGTCCACAGGGGTGACCGCAGGTGTGGATACCGCACCGGCGGGGCTGGTCACGGTGAGCGTGGCCAGGGTGGTGTCGTCGTGGGTGGGCACCCCGAGGGATGCGGTGGTCTGGTCGCCGACTACGGGCATGGGCTCTCCGTCCGCGAGGTCAGGGGTGGGCGGCGCGCCCGGTCACCATCCGGGCGCGCCTTCACCACCGGGCCGCGCCGTGGCACGGCCATCCACCCCACCGCCATGTGGGAGGTCTGAGGGGGCGGGGGAGGTGCCGGCCTCCCCCGCCGGGGCGCGTCAGGCAGACGCGCCGATGATGTGGATGTCGTAGGTAACCGCCGTGCCAGCCGCCGAATTGGCGACCTTCAGCAGGTCCCCGGTAGACGCGGTCACCGCGTACCCGACCGCATCCGCCGCGCCCGTGCCGACCGCCACGAAGGCACCCGGTCGGATCGTCAGTGTGTGCGTGGCACCGAGCAGCGTGGCCCACGGGTTGCTCGACGCAGCCCCGACCACCACGTTGTTCGTGTTCCCGGCCGCCGCCGAGATCACCAGCCCTTTGATCCGGGCGAAGGTGATCGCGGCCCCGAAGGCGTCGAGGAGTACGCCCGCCAGGTCGAGGTCCTCGGTCCCCGACGCGGCCAGCGTCCGCCGGTCGCTGAAGATCCGGTCGGCCTTGCCAGCGCCCGTGCCGCTGCTCAGCGACAGGGACCGGGACAGAGCCTGAGGCGCCCTCCCCGTCCCCATGTCCAGGGCTGTGCTGAGCTCGCCGTACGCCGCGACGGCGAGCATCGCTCCCGAAAGAGGCATGATCAGACCCCCTATCAGGTCGCGATGACGAGCGGCACGGCCCGCTTGAAGGCGGGCGTGGCGATCGTCGCCGGAGCGGTGGCGCCGATGCCGGAGCCCGATGTCTGGGCGAGGTTGACCTCACCCGTCAGGAAGGGCTTCGCCCCGACCGAACCGACCAGCGTCGGCACCGTGGACGCCGCGACGGACAGCGCCGCGTAGTAGACGCCCGACTTGGTGATCCGCTGGGCGGTCGCCAGCGTGAACGTCTTCGCGGTGTCGGCCGCCCACGCCTCGCTGGTCTTGTCCGCGGACTGCGCCAGGAGGACCCCGGTTCCGGAGTACAGGGCGGCGATCTGGTTGGTGAGCGTGCCGCCCGCCGTTCCCGCCGAGACGAATGTCAGGTTGCTGATCAGGTCGCCGTCGTTGAGGTACAGCGCGACGGAGCACATGACCCCGGTCGCCGCTGCGGTGACGTCGTCCAGGCCGACCCTGGGGAGGTTCGCCCGGTGGAACACGCCCTCCGGGTCGGGGCGGCCGGCCGAGTTCAGCCAGCCGAGGTCGTTGCGGACGTTGCCGCGGTACACGCCGAGGACGGTCATGCCCCAGCTCCCTTCGTGGTGTCGGCCGGGGCCTGCTTCGCGGCGAGGATCTCGTCGCGCTTGCCGAGGATGGTGGAGCGCTTCTTGCCCTCGGCCTCGGCGTCCAGGACGCGGATGGCCTCGTCGAGGTCGGCCTGGTCGAGGTAGGCAAGGACGTCCTCGCCCTTGGCCTTCGCCGGGTCGAAGTCCTCGTTCTGGGTGATGGGGTCGCGCTGCGCCGTGGCGCCGGTGACGAGCTCCTGGGCGCGCTCCTCGTCGGTCTTGCCGTCAGAGAGCGCGACGCCGTACCCCTGCCGGCGGAAGTACTCCAGCGCGGCCCTGTTCTCCTTCGTGGAGTCGTCCACGAAGCCGGTTCCCTTGTGGAAGTGGACGCCGACGGACTCGCCGCTGAAGGAACGGACGGGCGCTTCGATTCGGTAGGTGTTCATGGTCACCGCACCTTCACGTTGCGCAGGACGCCGCACGCCTTGGTGTTCTTGAGGACGGCGGCAACGGGGCCCATCTCGACCTCGCCCGACTTGACCGCACCGGCTGTGGTGAAGTCCGGCAGGAACGTCTCGACGAGCGGAACACCGGCCATGGAGGCGCCGTGGAACGCGTCCAGGCCGAGGGACACCGCGTAGATGTCGGTGAGGCCGGTGATGTTGCCGCCCGCGCCGCCACCGTCGGTGTCTGCGGAGCGGATCGGGATGATCGGGGCGGAGCCGTCGGCACGGTCGCCGAGGTCGACGAGGACCCAGTCGCCGTAGCGCTCGATGAGCATCCCCAGCGAGTTGCGGTCCGAGGTGAACTGGCTCGCGCGGCGGGCCAGGGCCTTGATTCGGCTGATGCTCTTGGTGTTGCCGAGGATCGCCTTCACGCCGGCGGGGATCGACCCGTCGGCGCCGGTGTCACCGGAGCCGGTCTGCGAACCCATGATCCGGGCGAGGAAGTCATCGAACGCGTCGAAGGCCGACATTGCGATGTCCTCGCTGTTCACCGTCGCCGGGGACCAGTCGAGGTAGCCGGTCGCCACGCCCTCGGCGAGCGGCAGGTACTCCGTGGACTGGCCGGTGAGGGCCTTGTCGAGGCCGTCGAAGCCGGCGTCGTCGACGGCGGTGTCGCCGAGGATCAGCTCCTGCTGGAATCGGGTGCGCATCGACGTCAGCTTCTGGGCGAGCTGGAAGCTGATCTCGTTCGAGGCGGCAGGGCCGAGTCGGGCCAGCTTGCGGTCGACGCTGAAGCTGCCGCCCAGAGGGTGGAGCTCCACGGTCTTCCGCTCGCGGGTCGCCTGGTTCGGGACGTACTCCTCGTTGAACCGGCGGAACGACACCCCGGACGGGGCGAGCAGCCGGGTGTAGCCGTACGTCAGGGAGCTGTCGCCGGTACCGGGGGTCGCGGTGTTGTCCCAGACGAAGTTGTTGAACAGCCACGAGTTGCGGCGGAGGTTGTCGATGACGGCGAAGTCGATGTCCGCCTGGGTGTTGAGCTGCGCCTGGGCGAGCGTTACGGGCATGGGGTCACTCCTGATTAGTTTCCGTAGTGGTTCGAGATCGCCCCGGAGAGGGAGGCGGTGCGCTTGGCGCCGTGCTCACCGGTGCCGCCGGAGAGGTCTCCGCCGGAGCGGCCGGCGGGGGCGATGGCGAAGGCGGGGTTGGCCTTGACGGCCTTCTCGATCGCGTCGTCCAGTGCCTTGCCGAAGCCCACGGCCGTGGGGTCGAGGTCGGCGATGGCCTTGACGAAGGAGCGGGAATCGAGGAGCGCCGCGGCCTTCGCCTTGTGCTTCTCCGCCCGCCCGTAGACGGCGAGCTCCACATCCTTCGCACGAAGGGCCGCGTCACGCTCGGAGAGCTTGGTGTCGCGGTCGGCGAGCGCCTTCGTCAGCTCGTCTGCGGTCGGAGGCTCGTCACCCTTGACGATGCCGAGGGCCTCGCCGAGCTTCTTGGTGATCTCCTTGACCGCTTCGTCGGCCGCCTGCTTCTTGGCCTCGTTGCGGGCCCGCCCAGCGTCCTTGCGGGCGTCGGCGAGTTCCTTCTCCAGCCGGGTGATTGCGGCCGCGCTGTCGTCAGCGCCGCCGTCCTTCCCGCCCTTTCCTGCACCCGTGTCCCCGGTCCCGCCGGAGTCACCGTCTCCTGCCCCACCGTCGCCGTCTCCGGCGCCCTGGCCGTCACCGGTCCCGCCGTCTCCGCTGCCGGATCCGGAGCCGTCGCCGTCCCCGCCGTCCGCGTACAGGAACGGGGCGAAAGGGCCGTGGCCGTAGGGGTGGGACCAGCCAGCACCCGCAGCGCGGCCGCGGGCGAGGGTCTTCTTGCTCATGGGTGCCCTCCAGGGCGTGTGAGTGGTCCGCTCCTGGCGGGCCCGGATACTGCGAAGGGCCGACACCTGGCCGGCCCTGAGGGGTGACCCGCTCCTGGCGGATCTGTGTTCCCGGCCCACACCCGGCGGGCCGAAGTCTGTGATTACCTGGCCGCTCGTCCTACAGCGGAGGTTGACGTGGCGAAGCTGGAACGCATCCCTGACCTGAGTGGCCGTACCTGTTCCACGTGTGGTGCCGGGCTCACAGCTCTGGCTGGCCGGTATGACGTGATCGGAAGGAAGGACCCCGTGCATACCCAGGACGACCGGACACTTGAGTGCCCCAACGGGCACGAGCTGCCTGCCTCATAGCTACCGTGCGGCACCGAGCTGCTCGCGGTGACGTTTGCGGGGCAGCTCGGTCTCCGCGAGGAGCTCGCGGATGCGGCCCTGGTAGACGCGCACCTTCGCGTTCGCGGCCCGCTTCCTGTCGTCGTCCATCGCACCAGCCGCCTCGCGCTTCCACGCGCGGACCTGCCGCTCGAGGTAGCGCTGCTTCTGCGTCTGCTCGTACGTCGCACGGGACGGTGTCGGCTCGCGCCGCCGGATCAGACCGGGCAGGTAGATCGAGATGTTGTGACGGCAGTTCGGGTGCATCAGGCCGTCGGCCTTGGCCTCCGGGAAGGACCCGGCGACGTCGACCCGGACCATGCGGCCGTCCTCAGTCGCGTGCTCCATCTCGATGGTCTGCCGCCCGCCCGCGCCCTCGCGGGTGAGGATCTTGCCCTCCCACGGCTTGCACCGGGGGCACTCCTCCGGGGCGTCCGACACGACGATGAGGTCGATGCCGGCAGCGGCCAGTCGGTCCGTGTGCGCCTCGACAGCCGCACGCCCGACCGCCGAGCGTGTGGCCATCTCGACGTAGCTGGTCATGTTCCAGGCCCGCCCGGACCGGTCCACGAAGCCCGTCACGCCCTTCCTGGCGAACTTCGCGAGGGCCCGCGCCGCTGCCTCGCGCCGCGTCGTCGCACCCAGCAGGGGTGCCGAGGACGCCTCCGCGATCACCGACCGGTAGACGTCGACCGCGACACGGAGGATCCGCAGGTGCACCGGGCCGGTCTCCCGCACGAGCGCGGCCGCGAGCCTGTCCACGGCCGGCGCCGAGGGGACAGCGACCGCCGCGGCGAGCGCCGGACCCGTGGCGAGCGCGCCCAGCTCGACAATCGCCGCCTGCTGCCCACGGTCGTACGCCTCCGCGAGCGCCTGGTGTATCGCCCCGGCGGCGTCGGCCTGCAGAATGCCGATCAGCTCCTCGACGCCTGCCCGCAGGTTGCCGAGCGCCGCGAGCTTGAGCTCAACCCACAGCGGTGAGTCGATGCCCTCCGCCAGGGCCCGCGTGATGCGGTCGATCAGTGCCAGTTCTGCCTGCTCGTAGAGGCGGCCGACGGCGGCCGCGAGGTCCTCGGCGAGTGCTGGGCTGACCGGCATCGGCTACTCCTCGACGTCGTCCTGGCCGCCGCCGAAGGTCGGGCGGTCCGCGCCGAAAGCGTCCGGGTCCTCGACCCCGCGGCCGGAGGCCTTCGTGATCCGCTCCACCTCAGCCTTCTGGTCGTTCTCGTCCCAGTCCGGGTGGAGCAAGGCGACGAGGGTTTCCGTGGACGCTGCTTCGGCACGACGCATCAACTCTGCGGTCTCCGCCAGCGACTTGATGTCGTCCTGGACGGAGTCGGCGAAGCGAACGTCGGGCCGTTCGACCTCGACGCGCGGAATGCCTGGGAACATCCCGGACGCCTCAAGGACGAGGAGCGTCTCGGTGATGTCGGCCGTGCCGACCGCCTCGAGCTCGGCCTTGCTCGCACGCGTCGACATAGACCGGGCCGTGCGGGCCTTGATCTCCGTGGCGGTGACGGCCGGGCCGGCACTGTCGTCTCCGAACGTGCCGCCGGAGTAGCCAGCGTTGCGGATCACCTTCGACACCAGCTCTTCGATGGTCGCCTTGTGCTCGACGTGCCTGATCAGGAACTGGTTGGTGGTGATCTGCTTGTCGCTGGTCGGCGGGATGTTCATCTCCGCGTAGACCTCGCGGTCCTCCCACGAAGCGCCCTTGCCCGGACCGTGGTTGTCCAGGTATCCGGAGGGCACCATGATGCGCATCTTCGCGAGCCGGATGTCCCGCATCCACGACGTGTACGTCTCGTCGACTGCGCTGAGGAAGGTCTCGGCGCCCTGGTAGTCGGAGGCGCCGAGTCCGGCCGCGCCGGGGATGTCCCGCCAGTCCGGGGCGATCACCGAGTTGGGGATGTAGACCGCGGCGAGCCGTTTGCCGATCGGCAGCGACCGGGCGGGCTGGAGGCCCTTGGTCTGGGGGAAGGAGCCGAGGTCGATGGGCTTCCCGAGGTTCTCGGGGGTGCCTTCGTACAGGCCGTGGAGGATGGCCCCGGGCTCGTGGCGCTCCAGGTGCCGGACGACCTTCTGTCCGTCCACGGAGAGCACGGTCCAGAAGGTGACGGCGCGCAGCCGGTCGCCGTGGGCGAACTCGGGGGCGGCCCCGTCCGCGTGGACCAGGCTGATCCAGGGGCGGTCGCTGATCTCGTCGTCCCAGACGATCCGCAGGTACTTCCCGCCGAGGGCCGCGCTGATCTGCCCGCCGGCGAGCAGCGTCTTGCGCAGCCCTGTGGTCATCAGGTCTTCGAGCCGCGCCTGGGTGGCCTTGTTCTCGACCTTCAGCGTGGGCGGCTCGCTGAAGAGGAGGTCCGCCGAGGTGCGCGCGATGTCCTTCGCGAGCGGCATGTGGAGGTTGGCGCGCTTCTCGCCGAGGGGGGTCGGCTCGCCCCAGAACCAGCGGGCGAACGTGCCCACCAGGCCGCCCCGGTACTGCGAGGGCCGATTCTCCGGCTGCCCGAACCGGCCACCCGTGCTCCGGTTGCGGTTGCGGTAGCGGTACGTCAGCCGGTCGGGGTTCGCGGCGTACCAGGCCGACCAGGTCTCCATGTCGGACCAGATCGCCGGGTCGATCGGCGGCCACGCGGTCCCACGCTCAGGGAGCGGCACTGGGGTCTCCCTTCGTCAGGCTGCGGTGTCCAGGGCGTCGAGCTTGATCAGGTGGCGCCACTCGTGCGCGGTGGAGTGCAGCCCGTACCTCAGGGCGTCACACGCGTGGTCATCGACCTTCAGCGGCTTGTCCTCGCCGGCCTTCGCCGCCTTCTCGTCCCAGGCGTACGAGGGGAGCTCGGCGAGCAGGCCCTTGCAGGAGCGGTGGACGTACAAGAGGTCGGAACCGATCGCGACGCCGACGCTGCGGATGCCGTCCTTCACGTCGTTGTTGGCCTTCGCGACGCCCTGGACGCCGTCGCTCCAAAGCTGCGTCATGAACGATGCGGCGGACGGGTCCACGAAGATCCACTGCGGGTGGACGCCCTCGGTCCCGCCGTGCCGGTACGAGCCGAGCCACTGCCGTACGCCCTGGCTGTACTGGGCATCCGTCAGCTGGCGCCGCTCGGCGCGGGAGTCGTGCCGGTACTCGGACGCGACGTACAGCCGGTCGTTGAACCCCACGCCGATCAGCAGCGCGCTGAAAGGGTTGATCGTGCCGTAGTCCAGGCCCACGCACATCCAGCGACGAATGTCCGGCACCGTGTCGACGACGTGCTTGGCGTCGTCGAAGGCGTCGTAGACGATGCCCTCGGCCAAGCACCACTCGCCGAGGACGAACCGCTTGTAGAAGAGTCCCTGGTACTCCAGCTTCAGGTTGGCGACGTAGGCCGGCGGGAGGTACGGGTTGTCGTGCAGGCTGAAGGAGAACCGGTGGAGGTCCAGGGCCTTCGGATCCTCGGAGACAACCTCGGTCCCGTCACGGCGGACGTGCAGCCGCGCACGGTCGAGGAACTTCTTCTTCAGCCAGTGGTTCGGCCCCTCAGGGTTCGTGGTCCCGAACCACTGGGCGCCCTCGACGGAGAGGCGCGTCCCGAGCATCGAGAAGAACGACTCGGGGAAGGTGGTGACCTCGTCGCAGTAGGCCCCGGCGAGCGTCATGCCCTTGATCTTGTCGGCGGCGCGCTCGTCGTTGGCCCCAGCAACGTAGATCGTGCGGCCGAAGATGATGACCTCGCCCGCGCCAGCCTTGTACTTGCACCGGCGCACCCCGACCATGCTGACGATCACGTCGATGATGTTCCGCTTCAGCGTGCGCTCGGTCTTCCCGACCATGAGGAGCGCGCCCGGGGGGCCGGTGCGGATGTACCGCAGCCACACCATGATCGAGCTGATCGTCTTCGACGACCGGACCGCGCCCTCCCAGAGGTTGCCGCGGGCGGTCGCGAGCATGGTGGAACGCAGCTGCTTCCCAACGAGGGCATCGAACACGAACGCCCCCTAGCTGCCGCCCATCATCCCCTTCAGCCAGGCGTCCACGGCGGCCAGGCCCTCGGTGTCGGACTCCGGCGGGGACAGTTTCAGCGACCGGTCGATGGCCATTCCTGCCGTGCCCATGAGCGCGCGCTTCTCGGCGGCCGGCGCCTCGTCGAAGGTGTGCGAGTTGTAGGTGTTCTCCTTGCCGCCGAAGCTGTAGACGACCGTAGGCTTCCACATCTGGGCGCGGAGCTTCATGGCGTCGTAGGTCAGGTCGAGGGCGAGTTCCGTACGCAGGGCTGCCAGGTCCGCCTGGCGGACTTCGGTGGCTGCCTTGACCTCGGCGGCCCGGGCGAAGGACAGCCCGAGTTTCGCCGCTTCCTCGCTGATCGTCCGGCCGCTGCGGCCGAGCTCCTTCGCGATGGCGTTGCGGCCCTTGCCCTCGCCGTGCAGCTCGCGGATGCGGGCGCGCTCCTGGTCGGTGACCGGGTTGGCCTTCGCCATCGGTCACCTCCTGGGCGTGCCGAGGCCCGGCCGACGGAGCGATACGGCCGGGCCTGGATCGGTGGGTGGGGCTACTGCTTCGCGACCAGATCGCTGAGCGCCTGCTCCAGCTCGCCGCGCCGCTCGTCGGACGTGAGCGCCTGATCCCGCGCTCCCCAGGCGAGGGCGAAGCGGTCGACCTGCCGCCAGTCGCCGTCCTTCGGCATCGACTTCACCCAGTGCGCGGCGATCTCCGGCGTCTTGTACTGGTAGATGCTCACCGTGTCGGTGGTGATGAGCTCCGCGCAGTCGTTCTTGTTCGGTTCCTTGCCCGCGGCCTCGTTGGAGCAGCTGCTCGTGTTGTCCTGCGGGTCGCCGAGCGTCGTCACCCCGGTTGCGTCGGCGAGCTTGTCCGCAGCGGTATTCGCGGTGAGGCCAGCGGGCTGGCTGCTCAATGCCTTCGCGGCCGGCTCCGGGGTGGTGGAGCAGCCGACGAGGGCGAGCAGGAGAGCGGTGCCGGTGATGGCGACCGCCGTGGTGCGGGTGCGCATGAGTCCCCCCAGGACTGTGTCGTGAGGGGGCATCGTGGCACGCAACATGAAGGGAGCGTGAAGGAATGACGAAGGCCCACACGTTGGTGGGCCCCTATATCCGGGCACGCCGGACTTGCGGCAAGGATGCGTCATTGATCCTAGATGTGCAAGCGAACTGCCCAGCGTCGATCTCGGCCCGGAGGCCGGGAGGCTCCGAGGGTGACTCCCCGGTAGCTTGTCTGGGCGTCGCACTTCGTGTGCGTTGCGCATCGTGCATCGTGGCTGGTCAATAGGTGTGTGCGTACCCAGGTACCGGCAGAACCCCATTGGTGTCGGCGCTACCCGTAGACTGATGAACGCCAGCCAAGTTCCTCACGAACTCGACCTCTTTGCAGGGCAGTTCGCAGACTCCGGCCCGTACAAGGGTCGGCGCGGTCCGGGCCGAACCCCGGCAGAGGAAAATGGGAGGTGCGGGTGAGTTCCAACCTGGAGAAGCCCCGTAAGCGGTGGACCGGTGCCGAGAAGGCGCAGGTGGCACTGGGAGCGGCGGCACTTCTGGTGGCGATCGTCGCCCTCGTGGGTCAGTTCGCTCAGTACCGCTGAGTGTCCACGGATGAGAACCGGTCGGAACCGGCAGCTGCACATGCAGCGAGCCCGGTCTCCTGTTGAGCGACCGGGCTCGTGAACTGCGGCGGGAAGCCCGGCTCTGGCAGGAGCTGGGCTTTCTGCGTCTTGCTAGCGGCGACGAACAGTACACCGCTATCAATCGTCAGCGTACTGCAAGCTCGGTTGATTCGAGAGGTAGCGGTTACCAGGGGCCTGAGCAGCCCGAGCAGCGGCGGGCGTACTCGATGAAGTCGGGGTCCTGGGTGTACCGCGTCCAGCCCTTGGTCGTACTGCCCCATGCGGAGGTTGTGCTGGGCGCAGAGAGGGCCGCGGATGTACCCGTGCTCGTGGCAGTGGTCCCAGACCATGACGTTCACGGCCGCTAGCTCGCGGCGTGTGCAGTGGCGCCCGGGGCTGGCGAGCGCGCACGGGTACATCCGGGCGGGCTCGCGGCCACGGTCGGTCGGTTTGTAGATCACCCGCCACGGAGCGGGGCCGATCGGGCGCAGCGACGTCACTTCTGGACCCGTTTCACGTGAAACATCGGGTGGCCGGGGACTTAGCCCCGAAATTACAACTGACTCGCGCGTTCTGCGTAGACTGGCGAATGCCAACCAGAGATCTCTGCGAACTCGACTTCTTATGCAGGCGAGTTCGATGACTCCGGCCCGCTCACGGGTCGGTGGTCGGGGCGAATCCCGGCAGGAGAAGGATGGGAGGCACGGGTGAGTTCCGATCTGGAGAAGCCCCGCAGGCGTTGGACCGGCCCCGAGAGGGCGCAGGTCTGGCTCGCGGCGGTGAGCATCCTGGTGGCGATCATCGCCCTCGTGGGGCAGTTCGCTCAGTACCGCTGAGCGCCCACGGATGAGTTCGGCCGGGACCGGTAGCAGCCGCGACACGCGGCGAGCCCGGTCTGCTGATAGGCGACCGGGCTCGTGAACTGCGATGAGGGGCCCTGCTCTCGCGAGGAGCGGGGTCTCTCGTCGTGGTGACCACATCGGAATGTGTACACCATGTCCATTAGTCTACCTCGGCGAATGACAATGCATCACGGATCGGGAATTAGCAACGGACATTGCGGCCGGAATAGCCTCCGGGTCTGTTCGAGGATGAGATCCCGCAGGGGATTGCCGACCCGGGCTGCGAATGTGTGAGGCTGCAATGCCGATCACATTGCCCGTATCAGGATGATTTGCGCTGGTACCCGCGGCGCCCCTTGAGAGTGGCTGTGACGGTCTTGCCGGTCCAGCGGTTGGCCGGCCCTTCGGTGTCGTCGGGGGCCGGCCACCTCCCCTTGGACAGGTCTGCGCGGATCGTGGCGGCGCTGATGCCCGCCAGGTCGGCGATCTCGCGGGCGGTGTAGAGGCGGCGCGGCTGGAGGGCGGTGTTCTCGCGGACGAAGTGCTCCTGGACCACGGCGTCGACTTCGGCCGGGTTGTAGACGTACGCGCGGCCGCGCTTGCCCGTGGGGGCCGGCCAGGCCTCGTGACGGGACCACTGGGCGGAGAGCGTGTTGTAGGCGCGGCCGTAGCGGGTGGCGATCTCGCGGAGGGTCTCTCCGTCGGCGGGCGGGTTGGCTACCATGGGGGTCTGGCCTTTCTGGCTGGGTGTGACCGGCAGCGTTTCGCGAGCGTCCCTCGGGGCGTCTGGGCTTCGGCCTGGCGTTGCCGGTCTTCTGCGTGTCTGGGGTCGGTCAGGGGGCCGCCCCCGGCTGGCTGCCGGGGGCGGTGGTGGGGCTACTCGTTGCCTTCGAGCCAGCGGTCGGCGAGCCAGGTGCTGATCTCCTTCAGCTTGGCGTCGGCGTCTTCCAGGATGGTGGCGATGCTGAGGGCGCGGGCGGTGTGGAAGCCGTTGATCACCAGCATGGTGAGGACGTCAGTTGCGGCGAGCCAGTAGGCGCAGGCTGCGACGAAGACGTCCTTCGGGTCTTCGGGGAGCGGCTGCTCCTCGATGAGGATCATGGCCCGTCGGACGGCGGGGATGGCGTCGGTGAGGACGATCTCGTGGCCGACGGGGGCGGGCAGGACGATGGCGATCGGGAGGCCTGCGCTGACGACGGTGATGTCGTGGTAGGCCTGGGCGATGCCGGAGGAGAGGTGGCGCTTGGTCTCGTCTTCGAAGTCGGACACTGTGTGCCTTTCGGTTGGGTGGTGGTCGGGGTTCGCGGCCCCTTCCTTGTGGGTTCAGTATGACATAGAGCACCATTGATTTGCAACGCTTCTCGTTGAGGAATCCCGACACGGGGAAGGCCCCCCGGCTGGCTGCCGGGGGCCTTCCTGCTGATGCCTACTGCTGGTCGGCCAGCCAGACCGTCAGGTCCATCATGTGATCGTCGGCCATCAGGAGCGCCGCGACCGCTGAGTGCGCACGGGCACTGTGGAACTCCTCCCGAACCAGGAGGCTGTAGCTGTCCATCGCGCCGAGCCAGAAGGCGCCGACCGCGAACAGGGTCGCCTGCTGCTGCTCGGGCAGCGGCTGGTCCTCCGTGATGTCCATCAGGCGACGGACTGCCGGGATGGCCTCCAGGTTGGAGACGGCGCCGGTCGGCAGAGTCACCGGGATGGGGAGGGCGGCGCAGAGGGTGGCGAGCCCGCTGTAGGTGACGCTCAGGTGTGCGGCGATCTTGCGGGTCGCCAGCTCTTCGAAGTCGGACATTGCGCCTACCTTTCGGTGTGGGTGGTGGGTTGGGGTTCGCGGCCCCTTCCCTGTGCCTTAAGTGTGGCACGGAACGCCATTGAATTGCAACACCTTCGGTCGGGGAAAAGGGGGAAGCCCCCGGCTGGCTGCCGGGGGCCTCCGTCGTACTGCCTAGCTGGACTGCTCCAGCAGCCACGTACCGAGATCCGTGATCGCGTCACGGGCGATCATCAGGATTCCGAGGATGCCGGACGCCCGAACCTCCTGGTACTCCTCGGTGACCAGGAGCATGTAGAGGTCCGTTGCGGCCAGCCACAGGATCGCGCCCGTGTAGAGCTGCGACTGCTGCTCCTCCGGCATCGGCTGCTCGTCCGCCAGCTGCTCGATGCGCCGGACGACCGGGATCATGTCCAAGTTGGACACGAGGCCGGTCGGCAGTGCGATCGGGAGGGGGAGGTTCTCGCAGCAGGCGACGAGGCCCGCGTACGTGGTGGCCAGGCGCTGCATGGCCAGTGCCTTCATCTCGTCTTCGTGGTCGGACATGGTGTCTGCCTTTCGGTTGGGTGGTGGGTTCGGGTTCGCGGCCCGTTCCCTTGTGTCTCCATTATGGACCACAACGCCATTGAATTGCAACACCTTGTGTCGAAGAGATGGCCCCAACCCGCGATCGGGCTGGGGCCACTGACACGCCCTTACCGCCGCTGCCACCCCGACAACCGGTCATCCGGCCCCACAACCGCCGACAGGCTCATCCCCGGGAGCTCCCTGACCGGCACCCCGACCTCCTCCGCGATCACAGTCGCCGGGTACCGGGCCGGCACATCCGGGTCCGGGGCATCGGCCACGATCTCGGCCTCCCCGCCGATCAGAAGCAGGACCTTGACGTTCACTCGCTCGCTCATGGTGGTAATCCTCTCGCTCAACGCTGGTTGGTGGACTGCTGGCCAGACTTCTGGGCCTCGCGGGTCTTCCGGGTCTCGTCGTTCTTCTTCTTCAGGTCACCGATGGGCATCGACTTGGGCAGAGGCATCGGTCAGCGCTCCTGGCCGTCGACGAGGCCGCCCCACGACTCCTCGGCGTCGGGGTTGGCGGCAGCACGCATCTCGGCGGCTGCATCCTCGGCGGCCCACCGCTCCTCGTCCTGCGCGTCGAGGACGGCTTCGTCGTGCTGGTCGTACTCGTGGAGCTCGTCGGCGCTCATCACGTCAGCGTTGGTCATGTCGTCGTAGTCGCTCAAGAGGTCCTCCTGGGTGGGTAGATCGGCGGTAGATCCGCCGGTAGATCGCGGTAGATGGAGCGGTAGATGTGCTGGTCAGGCGGCGGTAGACGCGGTGGGAGACGGCACCGCGGGGTCAGGCTGGGAGAGGGGTGGGAGCTGCGCCCTGACGACCCCCCGGCTGGCCCCCCGACCACCGGTCTTGAGGCGCATCTCCACGGGGATGCCGAGGGCCTCCAGCCGGGCCCTCAGGTCGGCAACCTTCCAGCCCTCCCCGTGGCCCTTCTCCTGGAGGTGCTGGAGGAGGTCGGAGAGGTACATGGCGGGGCGGTCTCCGAGGGCCTCGTACAGCAGCCGGAGGACTGCCTCGCGGGGGTCCGGCTCTTGCTCCTCGGGGACCTCCTCCGGGGTGGCCTCAGTGGCCTCGCGTGCGGCGGCTCGGAGGGCCGCCCAGCACCACACGGGAACCAGGGCCCAGAGGAGGGCGGGCGCGGCGCGGACGATGCGCCACAGGGCGTACGCCCCACCGGCGACGATCAGGGCCCGGGCGATGCAGCCGAGGACCGCGGCGACGCCGGTGAGGTCGTCGCGTCGGCCGGCCCGGATCCAGTCGGCGGTCCGGCCGCCGATGCGGGCGAGGAGCGCGCTGCTGCCGGTGGCGAGGCGCTGCGCGGTGGCGGTGCGTGCGGCCCAGACGACCGCAGCCCGCTTCATGCGCCGCCTCCGTTGCCGAGGCTCGCGCCCCACGCGCCCACGTAGTTCGCGGTCTCCGGCAGGAAGGTGAGCTGCGCAGCGATGCCCGGCAGGAATCCCAGGACCGCACCGGTCACGATGCCTCCGACGATGCGGCGTTTGTCCTGCTTCCCGGAGACCTTGAAGACGAGGGCGACGACGAAGAAGACGAGGGCGACGACCACGCCACCCGCAGGGTCCAGGGCGCCCATGCGGCGCGAGGCGAGGGCTGCCGCGCCGGTGCCGACGAGGCTGCCAACGGCGGTGTCGCCGCCCTTGGACAGGAGTCCGGCGATCCCAGCGGCGCCCCACCCGAGCGCGCCACCGGCGCACACGGTGGCGAGGGAGCCGAGCAGCCACCCGGAGCCGAAGGGGAGCAGGGCTTTAGGGTCGCGGCCGCCCTTCCACCACGGGCGGAAGTTCGCGTAGAGGATGGCCAGGGCGGCAGCGACTCCGGCGAGGCTGAGGCCGGTTGCGGCGTTCATCGGGTGACTCCAGTGAGCAGGGTGACGATGTCGAAGAGGTCGATTGCGCCGATCAGGCCGAAGCCACCGATGACTCCGAGCCAGAGGCGGCGCAGTGTCGGGCCGTGTTTGACGGCCCGGAGGATGGCCCAGCCGAGGGGGATGGCGGCGAGGGCGTAGCCCTGCTGGGCTCCCCACTCGGCGCGGGCCTGGCCGACGCTGTACGCCCAGATGCTTGCGGCGCTGTGGTCGACGCCGGGGACGGGGACGACGGCCAGGAGCAGCGCGCCGCAGACCTGCCAGGGGCGGCCGATCTGGCGGAGCCACGCCCATAGGCGCTCGCGGCGGGTGGGCTCCGGGGGCTCCGGGGGCTCCTCGTAGGGGATGACGACGTGGACGTGGATCTGCGGGTCGGGCGGCGGGGGCGGTGTGGTCGGGGTGGCGACGACCGGGGGCGGCGGAGGAGGGGGCGGTGCGGGCGCCTGCCACCACGGCGGGAGCTCCCCGGGGAGCGGGCCGCGGTCGGGCAGTGGTGCGCCGGCCGGAATGATCCGGGTCGGAGTGATCGGGCGGTCCGTCATGAGGTGCCTCCGAGGGCGTCGCGGATGAGCTGGGCGCGGGCCTGGCCGATGCCGTACTGGCGCTTGAGGGCTTTGACGCCGGGCACCTTCGCGCCGTGGTCCGCGCGGACCTGCTCGATGAGCGGGTCGGGGTCGGGGACCCCCAGGTCCCCCTCGGGTACCTCTTCGTTCGGGTCGGGTACCTCGTCGTCGGGTACCTCGGGTACCGGTACCTCGTCGGGCGCGGGTACCCCGGTCTCTGCGGGTACCTGGGGTACCTGGGGGTCGGGTACGGCGGTGTGCTCCGGCTCGGCCTGCTCGTCCTCTGTGGGGATACGGACGTCGATGCGCGGGGTGCGGGCGTCGGCGGCGAAGGCGGGTACCCGGTGACGTTCCTCGGGGTGTACCTCGTCCGTCGAGATGAGGTCGAGCTCCAGGCCGGGGCCGGGTACCTCGTCGGGTACGGGGGCGAGTGCCGGCCGTACGGTGTCGGGTACCTCGGGCACTGGAGGGCGGGGCCGGTTGCCCGCGCCGACGGCTACCCGTACCTGGGTCTCGGAGACGGGTACCCCGTACCCGGTGAGCAGTGCGGCGAGCTCGGCCGGGGTCGAATCGGGGTGTGCGGCGTGGACCTGGTGCACGGCGGCGAGCGGGTCGAGGCGGCGTAGCTCCGCTCCGGTGACACCGAGCGGGGTACGGGGGTACCCGGCCTCGGGTACAGGGGTACCCGTCCACGGCGAGCTGAGTTCGAGGGTGGAGAGCTGGCCGGAGGTGCGGCGTGCGGCCAGCTGCTGGAGAAGCTGGTGGCGCTGCTCCCCTGACGTGCCGGCCCCGGAGCGGGCGACGGCGGCGGCCAGGCGACGGTGCTGCGACTTGGCCCGCCGTCCCTTGGGCTGGAGCTCCAGGAGCGCGGCCAGGCGCACGGCGCGGGCGGTCGCCCGGTCGCGGGTGATCTGCTCCGCGGTACGGTTCCGCGTCGCGAGACCGAGCCGGGACAGCAGCCGCTCGCGGAGCTCCCGGCCGATCATCGCGGGCAGGCCGGTCGACAGTGCGTCGGGGCGGACCACGCGGATCTCCAGGCCCATGGCGAGGTGCCAGAGCAGTCCGGCGAGGACGGGGCCGATGAAGGCCCGGACGGTCCCGCCGACGATGCCGGAGGTGGCGTAGCAGGGGATGACCTGGACGCCGGTGATGACCCAGACGAGGGCGCCGGGCACACCAGCGGTTCCGGCCGCGGTGTCCGTGGCGGTGGCGGCCTTGTTCGCGCGGGCCATGACGGCGCAGGCAAGGAGAGCTAGCTCCCCGGCCGCGAACATCACGGCGCGTTCGGTGCTGTCGGACATGCCGAGGTGTTTCTCGGCGAACCGCCAGCTGGTGTCGCCGGAGTAGGCGGTGCAGACAAGAGCGCCGGCCGCGGCGACGAGAACGGGTACGGGCGGCCACGTCCAGGCCCTGACCGTACGGACGGCGGCCCACACGGTGCCGGCGGCGACGAGGAGCACGGCCGCGGTGATACCGGCGGCCAGCCACGGGTGGTGGACCGCCCAGGTGGTGAGCTGGTCTGTGGTCACGCTGCTCCTCCAGGAGCGAGAAGGTGGCCGGGTCGCATGGGGGTACGGCCCGGCCGGTCTGGTGGTCAGCTGGTACGGGATCCGGCGGCACGGTTGGCGTGCGCGCAGGCGAGGCCGAGCTGCATCCGTGCTTCGACGGCACGGTCCCGGTGCCTGGCGTAGTCGGCGCGGGCCTGGCGCTGGAGTTCGGCGACACGTTCGGCGCGGGTGGGGCGGCCAGCGGGGTTGCGGAGGATCAGCGCGTACTCGCCGCGGGTGATGGGCCGGTCGCCGATCTGGGGCATCTGCCGCAGGAGGGCGCGCTCGACGGCGAGTGCCATGGGGGTGCGGTAGCCGTGCTCGCCGTCGGCGTAGTCCTGGGCGTAGGCAAGGCGGTTGACCTCGCGCATCGCGGAGCCGGGCAGGTTCTCGGCGAGCCGGTCTGCGATGCGGGTGAGGAGCTGGCGGATGTCGCCGGCCTGCTCGATGGCGAGAGTCTGCCGAAGAGCCTCGTCGGCCTGGCTGGGCTGGGTAGGGTCGGGCATAGGTCATTCCTCCTGGTGAGAACAGGTGGGATGGCTGGCCCCGGCCATGTGGCGTTGCGAGCGCCGGCCGGGGCCGTCTTGCGTCAGCAGCGTTGGCCGCCTTGATGCACTGTAGGGGGACCCCCTACAGTGACGCAAGCGGCCCGCCCGAAACAGGAAGGGGCCCAGTGAGCGAGGAGGCGCAGCGAGTGTTCGATGCCATCGACGCGCTCGGGCAGATCGCTGACCCGACGGAGCGCGCGCGTGAGGTCACCAAGGTTCTGAAGGATCTACCGGATCGGAACAAGGCGCTGAAGGAGCTCCGGCAGGCCGCGGTGCTGGAGATGCTCGGCCGCGAGGACGCGAGCTACAGGTCCGTGGCCGAGGAGCTCGGCGTGCACTTCACCACCGTCCAGTCGATCGTGAAGGGGCACTCGGGTTCGGGGTCCACCCGGCCCCGGAACGAGCCCTCTGGCCAGTAGTGGGTATGCATGACGATGGCCCCACCTGGGGGTAACGGGTGGGGCCATCGAGCTGTCTTGGCCAGGCTCCATTCGGCCACTGGTGTCCTGTCTCACTGGACCTTGACCGATCTCGGGCAAACCTTGACGGACACCCTTGCTGGGGAGCAGGCTCTTGCGCCCTAGGGCGCAAGTTGCGCGAGGTGCCAGTCGTAGTGCCTCGAGATGGGACATCTGCCCAGAGATCCCCTGGGGTGAGTGGCTCCGTCTCAGGCCCAACTGGATCAGGTCGGCCGGGTTGTCCTGGATCTGTTACGGAGTGCCGGATTCCTATGCGGGGTGTCCGGTCGCCCGACGATACTGCGCCCACCATCGATACCGAGGCGGGAGCGAAGTTGACCATTCGTACGCCGGACACCCCTCCGTCCGAAGTCAGCGCATTGATCTGGCGCCTTCAGAAACAGGTCCGTGAGGCGGAGGAGGACCTTGCGTGGAAGAAGCGGCGAGGATTCCGATTCGGCATCGCGCTTGTTCTGGCGCTTCTGTCGATCCCCGGACTGATCGCCTGGTCGTCATTCCACGCAAAGAACCATTCTCTGCTGGTTTCCGGGAACGCAGTTTTGGTCGTGGTCCTTGCCGCCTCCACCTTGACGGTCATCGGAACCCTGATTGCCCACTTCTGGAACCTCACAGAGACAGTGGGGCAGGTGACGAGCCCGGGGCCCCGTCGGTACTCGCAGAGCAAGGCCGAACTACGGGAGGGACTGCTGAACGACCGGGACAGCTTGCGCCGGTTGAACGCCTTGTCGCCAACTTCCTTGCGGGAGCGCCGGGGCCTGTACCGGGAGGACTTGGCCGAGGTGGTCACGCAGTATCAACGTGAAGGGCGGAGGTACCGACGGGTTCACAACGCACTTCAATCGTTGGTGATGGTGGGGTCGACCACGATGACGACATTGGCTGCGCTAGAGGCCAAGGAGTGGAATTGGCGAACCATCTCCGTGATCTCGCTAGGTTTTTGCGTGACGCTGGCAAGCGCGTTCACCGGGTACTACAAGTACCGGGAACGCAGCTACTTCCTTCGGCAAACCGCAGATGCTATCGAGGAGGAGATGAACGCGCTGTCTCTGGGGGTTGGGGAGTATGCGCAGTTCGGTCAAGACGACGCGGATCAGGCCCTGGCTCTGTTCACGAGTCGGGTGGAGGCGTTGAGGAACGAGCAGCGCCGTCGCGAGCAGCAACTGGATCAGCCGGCCGACCAAGCCGTACCGCTGGGTGTTCCCCCCGCGTGAATGCAGACCGGAGGCCGGGCGGGGTTACGGCCGTGCAGCACGCCGAGGAGAGGGCTGGACGCGGGAAGGGCCGTCGTCTCAGGGCTCAAGGGTTTGGCGGCCAGTAGCAAGGCCTGCGAAAGTGCGACGAGATTGGCCAAGGTTCGTCAGGCAGGACAGCTGGCACTCGAGTGGTCGTCAAGGCGTAGACTCGAACGTATGAACGAATCGGAGGGGTCGCGCCTCGACCTGCTTCGTTTCCTGGAGCGCGTCCAGGAGCGGGACCTCGCGCGCACCCGCGCCTGGATTCAAACCGAAGAGCAGCGCCAGGCCGAGATTGCCGCGCGCCGACCGTCACCGCCACCCCCGGACTGGGTCGTCGAGCAGGGCATCGGCGTCGGCCACCAGGTCGTCGCCGTCCACCAGGGCTGGTGCCGCATGGCCGGACGCCGCGTGCGCCCCGTGCCCCGAGACGAAGCGCTGCGGCTCGTCGCCGAGGACACCGGCCGGGCGTGCCAGCAGTGCCGCCCGGACACGGGCCTCGGCGTGCTGTGACCGCGCCCGCGCTGCACTCTGGATAGATGGCGCACGCTCCGATCGTCGTGCACCGGCCGTCATCGACGGGCGGCCGGCGCGTCACCGTGCGCGGGCGCATCCTGGGGCTGGCCTTCTCGGATTTGGACCTGATCGTCTTCCTCGCCGACGCGGGACTCCTTGACCCGGATCTACTGCTCGACGATTCGTCCTGGGTTGAGTGGCGCGGCGGCCGCGCGCACGAGTGGGACGCGGCCTGATCAGGTCTTCTGAAGTGTCTGTTGCGCAGCCAGTGCACAGTCAGTACTTGCTGCGTGTGACGCTTCCCAGAGTCGATGCAGTGCTTCTTCCGTTGGCGTATCAGTCACCGCAGGATTGTTCGCAGCCACCTTGTGACGCAACACGGCACTGCTCAGATCGCTCATGGCCACGCCCAACTTGAATGCTGCGGCGCCTGTTTCCAGATCGGCAAGGAGCGTGACGCGTGTGACAGCTGCCGCCACTGCCGCCGAGCGATCATGAGCTTCGTCGAAGTACGGGCCGAGGTCTACGGACCCATCCGCCTGTGTAGCCAGGTTGAGTGCAGAAGTTGGACCCGCGAGAAAATCCTTCATGCGCCGCGCCGCGATCAACAGCTCCTCGAAGGCCTGCTGTTGATGGTTTCGTAGCCAGAGCCGATGCGCGCTGTCGCGCTGAATCTTGGCCTGCCTCACCATAGCGAAGCTGGTTCCGAAAGCGGCAAGGGCTGCGCCCCCAGCGCCAGAAGCACCCGCGATCACCGCGGCAAGTCCTGCGTCCATGCTCTTGAGTCTCTGACACTGACGGTGCCAACGGGGCAGAAACGGATAACCTCCGCGCATGGAAATGGGTGACGCGGCCGCGTGGGCCGCCTTCGCGATATCAGCTGTTGCTGGGGTGATCAGCTACCGCGCACAACGAGACGGCCGTAAGTCTGCCGAGGAGGCCCGATTGTCCCGTCTTGCGTCCGAACGGTCGGCCGCTGTAGCTGAGGCTCAACTGGCTGATCAGCGTCAGGAGGCAGCCGAACGAAGGGCGGCCGAGGCGGAGGCCGCTCGACCGCGGCCTGACTTCGTGATCGAGCGAAAGTCCCAGCACATGTTCTACCTGCGCAACGTAGGGACAGGGCCTGCGACTGGCGTCACCCTGATCGCCAGACAGCGGCCCTACATCTTTGACCCTGTTGCGAATGCGGACATGGGGCCTCACGACGCCGAGGAGTTCCGAATGGCAGGTGCGGGAGGTAGTCCCGTTCCGGGAACGCTGTATCTGACGTGGGACGGCCAGAGCGAGGAAGTGGCCGTGGCCGTCCCGAGGTAGCAGCCGGAGTCAGTCAACCGGCTCGTACTGGACGGCGAGCGAACCGCACGACTCGGCAATAGTGGTCAGTGCCTTGACCTCGGACTGGTCCGCGGTGAGGTTCCAGCGCAGCTTCGTCGCTACCCAGTCGGCGGCGTAGGTGCAGCGTGCGTCGGCCGCCGGCGGCAGCCAGGTGCTCGGGTCCTGGTCGGCCTTGCTCCGGTTGGTCTTCGCAGTGACCGCGACCAACGACCGTTCGGATCCGAGGTCGTTCGCGTACGCCTCCCGCTCGGCCGCGGTCCACTGGGAGGCCCCGGAGTCCCACGCTTCGGCGAGCGGCACCATGTGGTCGATGTCCAGGCCTCCCGGGGCGGTGACGGTAACGCCGTCGTAGTACGAGAACCACTCTCCGGCTACAACCTTGCAGCCGGCTTCGACGGTGGCAGGGACGCGGGACTCGTCGAGGAGGACCTCGGCCCTGGTGCTGCACGAGTCCTTGTCCGCGTCCACCCAGTGCTTGAAGCTGGTGCGCTGGTACCCGGCGCGGGACTCAGCGGCGAGCGGCAGCTGCTGAACGGCGTCGGTGAGGGAAACGACCTCGGCGGCCTGGGACGGGGACGCACCGAGGAGGGGCAGGACGGTGAGCGCGGCAGCGGCGAGGCCTCGCATGGTCTTGGTGATCATGGGGCCTTGCTATCGGTTCGGGACGGCCAACTACGGCAGGAGCGCCGCCCCGTCACCCTGCTGAGTGGCAAGTCGTACCGGCGGTGCCCACGGTGGGAAGGCGATCGCCGTGACTATGAGTGGGACGCAGCTTGAGGAACGGTGCGCTTCCCGATTCTCTATTCCAGCAGTCCCGCGCCGGGTGTGTCACCTATCGTCGCGCCATGATCTACCAGGCCATGGAGACAGGCGACCAGGCAACGTGGGTGTCGGCGGTTGTTGCCGCTGTCGCCATCATCTACACCTATGTGCAGAGCCATCAGCAGAAGAAGAGCCAAGCAAGGGCCGAGGAGCTGCAGCGGCAGGCCTCGGAAATCGCTGCACGGCAGGCGGAAGCTGCGGAACGCCGGGCCCTAGCTACCGAGCAGATGCTGGAGCGGTTCATAGCGTCTTCTCTGCCGCCTGGACAAGGGCGTGAGGCGCATGACCAGAGGACTTCTCTCAAGCCGGTTGACTGGTCGCTGGCGCGTGAGAAGGACCTGTTCGTGTTGCGCAATGAAGGGGACGAAGTGGCCACTGATGTCTGTGTGACCACCGGCGATAACCCAACGGGACTCGCATGGCATTTGCCTGAAAACGCGGTCGTTCGAGCGCACGAGGCGGTGGAGTTTCTGATGGCCGGCTCTATGGGAGCTCCCATGCCCCGCCAGATTTATGTGACCTGGGCGGGGCACGAAGACCCGCTTGTGATTCCCGTGCCTGCGCGGTAGTCCCCTTCAGGTCAGCTTAGACGTCCAGGTCCTCCCGCAGGTGGCGCACCGTGCCACGGGGGCGACCCCGGCTCCTCCGTGCATGTCGAGCGTCGGGGTGTGGCAGACCGGGCAGAGGGCAGCAAGACGTACGTGTCCGTCGGCCATGTCGAGGGCCCTCTCGACGAGGCCGGCGGACGCTTGGGCGACCGCGTGGATGCGGTCGTGCTGCTCGTCGGACAGGGGGCGCCAGGGGCCGAGGACGCCTTGGACGCGGGCGAGGAGCCAGAGGGCGGCGAGGGGCGCGGTGCGCTGCTCCCCGGTGTACCTCCAGCGGCGCGGGTCCTTGCCCTGGCGGAGGGCGAGCTGGTTGCGTCGTCGGTCGTCGGCCTGGGCCACGGCGCGGGCGCGCGGATCGTCCGGCCAGGACCGGCGTGCGGGGGCCGGGGTGATCGGGGCGTGCTGGACGGCGGCCGCGGTCTGGTCGGCGAGCTCGAGGAGGCCGGCCTCGACAGTCAGCATCGTGTCGAGCACGGTCAGATTCAGCGGGGCGGCGGTCCATCCGGGCTGGTCGACGGAGCGCTCCAGGGCTCGCAGTGCTTCGGCGCGCCAGGAGGCGGCCTCGGCTTCCTCGTCGCTCTGGTGGCGTGCGGAGATGAGGCTGATGCCCATGGCGGGGGGCCAGCTGGTGCCACGGGTGGCGAGCGAGGCGGTGAGGTCGCGCCAGTGGTGGGCGACGGTGAAGAGGTGGGCCTGGGTGGTGGCGGTGTTGGTGGTGGTCATCGGGGCGCTCCGGTGTGCGTGGGGCGTAGGCTGATGATCACTGGGGGCGCGCCCGTCCTGGACAGACTGTGGGCGCGCCCCTCACGCATGTTCAGCGGCGGCGTTGCGGGGGTCCGTACGGGGATTGCCAGGCCGGGCGGTCGCGGCGGCGGATGCGGCCGGTGTCGTCGACCAGGGCCGTGCTTTGGATGGCGCGTGAGGCGGCCTCGACCAGCCGGCAGAGCTCGGCCATGACCTCGCTGGCCGGTCGGAGCAGGGGCCGGCTGACGGACGTACCGGGCTTGGGGGCCTCCTGGTGCAGCTTGACGGAGCTCACGCCCTCGACTCGCACCCACTCGCCGTCCTGCTCGATCTCCACGCGGATCACGAGGTGGCCCTCCTCGTGATGTCGTCCGCGCAGTGGGGGCAGGGCTGGCCGTAGGTGCAAAGGCACGGCTGCTCGGCGGGGGGCAGCAGGGCGATGTCGAGGGCCTGCCAGGTGGGGCCCTTCGCGTCGTCGGGGGCGATGCTGCGGTACGCGCGGATGCGGTCGAGGGCGGCCTCGGCTGTGAGGGCGCGGTCGAGGTACTCGGCGGCCAGGCGCGCCGCCCCGGTCACCGCGGCTTCGGCGTCCGGCCGGACAGCGGCCAGGGCATCGGCCAGCTTCTGCGAGGCGGGGGTGTGCCGGCGGCCCTCCTCGATGTCGCGGAGGTACATGACGACGTCGACCAGGAGGCCAACCACCACGGCGTAGACGGTGGCGATCCAGGGGCTTCCGCCGGTGGCGAGGAGCCAGCAGAGGAGGGCGACGAGGACGGCGGCCGCGGCGGTCGTACAGACCCGGAAGCGGGCGGCGCGCATCAGGACGGCTCCTCGGTCACGGCGGGGGCGGGCTGGGCCGCGCGGCGGAGGAGCTCGTCGAGCATCCGCGCCGAGCCGGGGAGGGCGGCGTACAGGATGGTGTTGCGGAGCATGTCGCTCGGGAACTCGACCTCGCACGTGGGCCCGCAGTGCTCGTGGTCACCGGCCTCGTGGGCGCGCTCGGTCTCCTCCAGGTCCGCGCGCTGCTCCTCGGTCTCCAGCTCCTCGACGGCGGCCGAGAAGGCACGGCGCTTGCGGAGGAGGTACTCCTTGAACTTGTCGACGGCGGCCTGGTCGCCGGGGCTGAGCACGGTGCGCGGGTCGTTGCCGCAACGGCCGGTGGGGGTCGGGTCGGTCATGTCGTGTTCCTCGAAGGTGAGCTGGTGGGATCCGGCGGCCGCGCGGCTGCCGTGGAACTTCTCTGCGCACTTGGGGCCGATGCCGGCCGCCCTCGACGAGGGGTCGAGGAGCGGCCGGTTGCACACCCCGCAGGTGTCCGTCACGGGCCGGCGGTCTCCGGGGTGCTGAGGCCGTCCTTGGTGGGCTCGGTCACCAGGTCGGTGTCGTCGTCGTGGACCAGGCGCCAGCGATTCGCGTCGCGGTCCCACTCGATGTGCTCGTCGCCGAGCGGATTGCTGATGTGGCCGTCCGGCTCGATGTGGAACGCAACGTCGGCGTCGACCAGGGCGTTCAGGCCTTCAACCGCTCGATCCCAGGGGCCCTCTTCGGGGAGGCCAAGGGCGGCGCGGGCGGCGGGGTTCTTCTCACTGGTGGCGACGAGGAGCTGCTCGGCAAGGAGGCGGGTGGTGCGCTGCTCGGCGGCGAGAGCGTCGTCGGCTTCACGGCGGGCGCGGATGGTCGCGATGTGCGCGTCGACCTCGTCGAGGAGATTCCGTTGGGCCTCGGCCCGCAGGTTCTCGGCGGTGAGGGAGCGGCGGATGGTGGCGAGGTGGGCGTCGATCTCGTCGCGGAGGCGGCGGAGGGTGGTGATTCCGAACATGGCGTGTGCTCCTGGCGGTGTGGCCGGGGGCGGGCCCTCTGCAGAGCCCCAAGTCCGGTGATGCGGGTGGTCAGATTCGCGGTCGACGGATGCCGAGGAACCTGTCGAGCGCGTTGCGTAGACGTCTCGGGAGGCCGAGGTACAGGCGGACGATCAGCGGATCGTCGTCCATCAGTAGCCGCGGGCAATGCGGTCGAGGTGGCGGGCCATGTCCCGGTTGTGGCGGGCGTCGGCGATGGCGTTGTGGTGGCCGGCTTCCTGCTGCGGAAGGTCGGCCGGGGTGAGACCGAGCCGCTTGGCCTCGGTCACCAGGTCGTCGGTCTGCATGGGGATGCCGGCCGGGAGGTTGGACATGGGGCCCCACAGCTGGGCGAGGGCGACGTGGTCGTACGCGGAGTAGAACGCCCAGAGCTGCGGATCCGGTACGCCGAGGATGAACTGCTGGACCATGCGCGCGATCTGGGCGCGGGGGTGGACGACGGGGTCGGTGACGTCGAGGCGGTCGACGCCTCGCTGTCCGCGGGGGTTCCTGAGGATGGGGAGGGACGGCCAGACGTTGGCCATGAGCCAGCCGTGTCGGCGGACGGCGGCCTGGTCGAACTCGCTGCTGACGGCGTAGAGCTCGCGGCCGTCCTCGTCGACCATGCCGATGCTGATCAGGTCGATGGTCTTGCCGTCGTCGAGGAACTCGGTGTCGTAGAAGATGCGCATCAGTTCTGCTCCTGGTGGGTTTTCGGTACGGGGAGTTTGTCGAGGGCGTCGCCGATGTCGTCGGCGATGGCCCGCCAGCGTGCGGCGAGCTGGGGTGCGGTGGTGTCTCGGGTCCCGGCGGCGACGAGGAGCGCCTCGACAATCTCGGAGGCGTCCCTGGCGCCGCCGGGGAGACGGAGGATGGCGGCCACTAGAACGGCGGCTCGTCGGAGTAGCCGCCCTGGCGTCCCTGCTGGCCCTGGGGCTGGCTGGTACAGCCCTGGGCGGCGTCGACAGCCCACGGGTCATCCGCCGGGGGCTGGGACGGGCGGGACTGCTGGGGTCGGCCCTGCTGGCCCTGCGCGGGCCGCTGGGCGCCCTGCTGCCCGCCGTTCTGACCCGACGTGACCTTCGTGACCTTGGCCGTGGCGAACGCCAGCGACGGGGCGATGCTGCGGATCAACAGCGCCGTCCGCTCGTGCTTCTGACCGTCCTTCTCCCAGGACTCCGTGCGGAGCTCCCCGGTGACGATCACCTCCATGCCCTTCTCCAGGGTCTCGGCGGCGTTCTCCGCCAGGCGCTCCCAGGCCGTCCCCCGCACGTACAGGACGTCGCCGTCCTCCCACTGCTGGGTCTGCTGGTTCAGCCGGCGCGAGTTGAACGCGAGCGGGATCGAGGCGACGGCCTTCGAGGACGGGGTGAAGCGGAGCTCGGGGTCGTTCGTGAGGCGGCCGACGCCGGTCAGGGTGGGCAGTGCCATGGGTTTCTCGTTTCTCCTGCGCGCGAACCGGATCCGAACCGGTTCACGCGGTGGGTATCTATCGGGGCTTGTGGATCAGGTTGGGGAGGTTGGTCCAGGTGCCGGTGATGAGGCCGGTGGTGATCGCGACGAGGGCGACGAAGACGACGATGATCACTGGGGCTGTTCGGTGGACTTGGCGTCGGCGAGTTCTCCGTCGGCCATGCGGTACAGCTGTGCCTTGACCCAGGGGCCGTATTCGGGGGTGTCGCGGAGCAGCTCGGCGATGCGGTCGCCTCCGTCGCGGAGCGCCTGGGCGCGGATCTCGGCGCGTTCCTGGGCCTTGGCCTTGCGGATGGCGGCTTTGAGCGGGGCGATGGCGGCGCGGGCAGCCTGGTCGTTGTCCTCGTCGTGGCGGGGCGCGCACTTCCCGTCGTGGCCGATGCGACGGGAGCAGACGGAGCCCTTCTCGCCGGTGACGTCGATGCTCGCGCCGCAGTAGCGGTACTCGGCGCGGATCTTGGCGGCCACCGCGGACCGCTTCCGTGCGTAGCCGAGGAGGACGGTGTTGCCGATGGCGCGCTCGTGCTCCATGAACTCGTCGTCGTTCGGCGGGATGGTGTGGTCGGTCATCGGTTCTTCTTCCGTCGGTGGTCGGAGAGTCGGGTGACTCCGGCCGGGAGCGGGAGGGCGGTCTGTTGCTGGCGGGTGGGGCAGGTGGCGACGTGCGGCATGTGCAGTCGCTCCCAGCCGGTCAGGGGGAGGTCGGCGGTAGGCCGGCGGGAGCGGAGTGCGCCGGTTCCGTCGCGCCAGACCGCGGCGTTCCCTGATGGGTCTGGGTCGGGATCGACGGCGAGGGCGCGGCCGGCCTCGGTGCGGGTCCAGCGGATCGGTCGTCGGCAGTCGGGGCACTGTGGGGCCATGGCGGGGTCCTGTGGGTGGCGGTGTGGGCTCGGTCGGCGGCGGTGATCCGCTCGGGGTGCGGGCTGGTGAGCGGCATGAGCGGGGGCCTGGTGGTGAGGCAGCTGTAGCCGGGGGCGGAGGCGCAGACGGGGCAGGTGGCGGTCTTGATGACCCAGTCGATGCGGCGGGCGTCGTGGGTCTGGTTGCGCATCTCGTGGCCGTTCGACGGGGTGGTGCAGAGCTGGCCGGCGGGGGCGGCGCACCAGGTGCAGCGGACGGCGAGCTGGGGGAACCGGGCGGTACGCATCAGGCGGTCTCCTCGGTGGGCTCGGGCTGGGCGGTGAGGGCGGCCGCAGCCGCGCGGATCCGGTCTTCGGCGGCGCGGTCCTCGGAGGGATCGGTCGGGGGGAGGCCTGCGGCGATGCGCTTCGCGTCGTCGAGGCGGCCGGGATGGACGTCGCGGCGGGCCCGGCCGCTGGTGGTGCAGGAGTTGCCGGGGGTGGCCTGGCAGATGCGGCAGGCGATGGCGCGGGGGTTCGGGACGCCTGCGGCGACCTTGGGGATGCCGGTGCCGATGGCGGCGCGGGCGGCGGCGACGCGGTTGGCGTACGGGCCGGTCTCGCCGGGCGGGAGGGCAAGGCGCTCAGCGGTGCCGATGACGGCGGTGTATGTGCGGGCGGGGAGGAGGCCGTCTGCGGCAGCCTTGACCAGGGCGCGGCGGGACAGCAGCGACTCGGCGGCGGTCTCGTCGGGATCGCCGTCGTAGACGACGTGCGCCAGCTCGATGCGCTCCTCGCGCCTCGCCTTGATCTCCTCGACGATCTCGGCGGGGCTGATCCAGGGCTGGCGGCGGGCAACAGCGATGACGGCGCTACGGGCCTCGTCGACCGCGTACGGCATGAGGATCTCGCCCCAGACGTCGGGGGTGAACTCGCCGAACTTCTGCGCGGGGCAGGCCGCGGCAACGTACTCGGCGATCTGAACCGCTTCTTCTTCGGTCACGGGGTCTGTCCTTCCTGGTGCTGGGCGGCGCGGGCGGCGGCGCGGGCGCGGGCCCGGTCGAAGACGGTTTCGCCGGTGGGCGGGCCGGGACGCTGTGGCGTCGAACCGGCGTTCATGACCTGATTCACGACGCTGGGGAGCGTCGAGGGGTGGAGGCCCTTGGACATCCAGGTCGCGATGCCGCGCCGGATGTCGTCCGGGTCGATCCGGTCCTCTTCGAGGAGCACGCGGATGGTCTTCGAGACCTGGCCGATGACGGAGCTGGGCGGGCGCTTCGGGGTGCGCTCCAGCCATTCGCCGACGATGGTCTGCGCGGTGACGGTCTCGGGCTTCTCGGCCGCAGGTTCCTCGAGGACCTCGCCGTCGACGACGTCGTCTGGCGCGTCTTCTGTGTCACCGGGGGTCGGTGCGGCGGCCGAGGCGGAAGCGTCTGCGGGACCGTGGAACGGTTCCTGGTGGTTATCTGACGGTTGACTGGTGGTTAGGGGGGCACTGAGTGCGTGACATTCGGACGCAGAGTGCGTGACATCACGCACTTCGAGTGCGTGACTCACGGACGCAGAGTGCGTGACATCAGGCTCCGTCACAGACTCTGCATCCGTGACCGTCACGGACTCAGGAGGCGTGACACGCTTCTGGCGGGACTTCCGCTGACGCTCCGCGGCCTGCTTCTTCGCGTCCTCCGCCTCCGCCTCCAGCTCCGCCCAGTCGAAGGCCGGCCGCCGCAGGTGCAGCTGGAGCCGCCACTTCCGGCGCCCGTTCACGGACCCGGTGCTCTTGATGAGTCCACCGGCCTCAAGGCGACGCAACGCCCGCTGGATCGTCCGCTCGTCGTACCCAGTGCGGTACTGGATCCGCAGGTGCGACGGATGAGCGTTGGAGCCGTCCGGGCGAGCGTGCTCGGCAAGGACCTGGAGGACATGACGAGCCGTGCTGTCGGGCCGACCCTTGTCGGTACGCAGCATGGGGGCGTCATCCATCGCCCACGTCACAGCCTCTGTGCTCACAGCTCGCCTTCGGGTTGGTGCGGGGGTGCGGCCGGCCGGATGGCCGGCCGCACCATGAGGGGTTGATCAGACGTGCGCGGGCGCGGGGGCCAGCGGGAAGCTCCAGGCGCTGTGGCCATCGGGCATGACGACCTCCCAGGGCCCCCGGAACAGGCCGTAGGCCGCCCAGTCGCAGCCGCGAGAGCTGCCCTGGCCAAGGGCGCCGAGGGTCCGACCGATGCACTCCTGGCCCAGGAGATCGGAGGCGATGACGGGTACGCCCTTACGCTCCCGGGGGTGTTCGGCCAGGGCATTGCTGAAGTCCTGACCTGTGGCGGTGTCGCCGCACGTCGGGCACTGGAAAGACCAGTTCAGGGGGTTCTTGCCGAACTTCTCGACGGCTTCGGCGAGGAAGTCGGCGTGGGTGATCTTGCGGTGCTCGCTCACGGGGTGTCCGTTCTGGTGGATGCGGCGCGGACTGCGTCTCGTGCTGCTCGGTAGGTGTGGGCGGCGGCCCGGCGCTTGCCGGAGGCGACCGCCCGCTGGTCGAAGAGCGCGCTGGCGCCCTGGGGCGACGGGGTGGACCAGGCGCCCGCCGGCATCCCCGGCCCCGGTGGCGGCTCGGGCTTCCCCTGCAGGGCCGCGGGGGTGTGGTCCGGGCACCGGAGGCCCTGTAGGTACGGGCGGAGCCGCTCCAGGGCACGGCAGTACCGGCGGTCAGCGCCGATCCAGTGCGTGCACTCGGGCGGGGTGTCCGTCACCGTGCTGTCCTTCCGGGTGGTGGTGGGTGGTGGCCCGGTGCGCGGCCGGTGTGGGGGTTCACGGCCGCGCACCGGTGATCAGGCGGCGCGCTGACGCTCCGTGCGCCAACGGGCGATGGAGTGCCGCTGCTTGCCGGTCTTGCCGCCCCGGATTCCGTGGCGGCTGTCCGGGCCAAGCCCCTTCTCCTCGATCAAGGCCGCGTCGAGGCACCCCTCGCGGATCGGGCATCGCTGGCACGTCGCCTTCGCTTCTGCGCGGTCCGCGTCGGCCTGTTTGGACACGCCCTGGGCGAACCAGACATCCATGTCGCAGCCCAGGCAGGCGGCTTGACCCCAAGGAACGTCGATCACCGGGTGCCGTCCTCTCCGGCGTGGGTCGGGGCGTCGGGCCAGATGGCCCAGCAGTCGATGAGGTCCGCGGACGGGGCGCCGGGCTCGGTCTCCATGTCCGCCGCTGCGATCGCCGTACGGAGCCGCTCGAAGCCGGGCATGTAGTCGGCGGCGAACAGGACCGGCTCGGTCGGCATCTCGTCTGCGGCCATGGCGCGGTCCCGCCCGATGAGGCAGACGCAGACGCCGAGCCAGGACAGAGCGAGGACGATGACCGCCCAGTCGGCGCCGGTCATGCGGCCACCGCCGTGATGCTGGACACCCAGGCGAGGGCGTCGGCGTCGAGCTGCTGCCGGGCCCGGGTCACCGCCACGTACGCGAGGCGTCCCTCCTCGCGGGGGAGGATGATGTGGCCGGTCTTGGGGTCGGGTTTCGGGGCGCGGAAGTCGGAGTGGATCCGTACGGCCGGCCACTCGCGGCCCTTGGCCTTGTGCGCGGTCGAGACGACCAGGTCGGCCTGCTGCTCCGACGCCAGGGCATCGGCCGCGGCGAGGATCGGGCCCGTGCCGTGCTCGTTGATCAGCCGCACGAGCACCTTCAGCGAGCCGTCCTCTTCCTCCGCGTACTCGCAGACGGCGTCCCAGCTGGGGAAGCCCATGAGCTCGGGGTGGTCGGTCGGCTGTCCGGCCTGGAGCGCTTCGGCGGCCCAGGCCAGGGCCTTGATGTCGCCGCCCCCGCCGACGAGTGCCACGGAGCGGCCGGCGGACAGGCCCTCCATGACGATGCCCATGGCGCCTGAGTTGCTGCGACAGAGGATCGCGTCCGGGGCGGCGACGGGGCCGACGGTGGACTCCGCTTCGGCGTAGCCGGTGAGGCGGAGGGGGGCGTCGATGACTCGGAGCCACCGGTTCGCCTCGGCGGCGATGGCCGGACCGAACCGGAAGGACTGGCTGAGCGTCAGTTCGGGTGCGCCGAGCTCGCGGACGAACTTCGCGAGAGCGTCGTTGGCGCCGCGCCAGCTGTAGATCTGCTGGGCGGAGTCCCCGACCGCGATCCGCTGCGCGTGCTCCTGGTCCAGGAGGACGGCGGACAGGACATCGTTGGTGTCCTGTGCCTCATCGAGGAGCACCACGTCCGTGGCCAGCTTCGGGCCGGAGAGGGCCCACATCTTCAGGTAGTGGTCGTGGGACAGCTTGAGTACGCCGGTCTCGTCGGAGAGGTCGGCCCACGCGGCGAGCGCCACGGGGAGGACCAGGGCGAGCAGCTCGGTGCGCGGCTGCTCCTTCGTGAGGCCGTCGTACTGCGGGACGTGCCAGCCGCGGATCTCGGGGTCGGCGCTGTGGCACCACCGGGTGATGGTGTCGAGCGCCGCCCGCATGATCAGCTTCCCGGTCATCGGCTTACGGAGCCCGAGGTCGGTCGAGATGGACGGCGTCGCGCCGATGATGCCGAGGATGCTCTTCACGTCGAGGGCCTGGGCGGCCTGGTGCGCGGTCTGGCGCGGGCCGAAAAGGCGCTCGCTGTACCGGGGGTCGAAGGCGAGGCCGTGGCCGGTCTTGCACAGCACCGTCGCGGGGAAGCTGCGGCTTGCCTCGGCGGCGATCGCCTTGTTGTACGCCACGTAGACCATCCGGCGGCGCGGGTCGCTGCGGGCGATCATCTTCAGGGTCGAGCTCTTCCCGCATCCGGCGCCGGCCTGGAGCACGAGGTCGATGCCGTCGCCGTAGGTGTCGATGGCGTCGCGCTGCTCGTCGGTGGGGTTCACCACTGGGTGTCCCTCCTCTCTGGTGTGGTGCGGGCCAGGCCGGGAGTCGGCGGCCTGGCCCGCGATCAGTGGTGAATCAGACGGAAACGGGCTCGCGGGCCGCGTCCAGGAGCGTGTTCAGGTGCTCCCGGAACCGGTCGGCCTTGTCGTCGCCGGTGAAGCCGTCGAGCGTCTCGATGACGACTGCGGCCTCCCCGAACGTGAGGTCGTTCTGGGTGGGGACCTGGCGGCCGACGATCAGGCTGATCGCGCGGAGGCGGCGCTCGCGGTCGGAGTTGTCGAGGCCGAGCTCGGCGAGGGTGGCGAAGATCTTCCGCGATTGCGGGGCCGTCACCGCCTCGCCGCCGGTCTGCCGCTGGCCCTGCGCGGCAGCGGGGTCGCTGCTGCTCGGGGCGGAGTTCTGCGGTGCCTTCGGCGGTGCGGGCCGGAGCTCCGTGCCCCGGGCCTTGATCAGGGCGCCGAGAGTGGTCGTGCTCGTCTCGCCGTCCTGCTCGACCAGCCGCTGCACTGCGATCCAGCCGCCGGCCTCTGCCCGGCGGTGCAGCTCGATCGCCCGGTCGTACGTCATCGACTCGTCGGCCAGCAGGCCGGTGACGACGTCGCCCAGGCGTTCACGGAGGAGGGCGTCGACCGTGGTGGGCTGGCCCCCGTTGGGGTGCAGGATGTCGGCCTGGCGCAGGTTGCGGCGGGCCGCGTCGGCGGAGAGCTGGAGAACCGCGTCAAGAGTGAGACCGTCGGCGGCCGCCGCGTCCACGATCGCGGCGATCGGGTCGACACCCTGACCCAGCTGCTCCAGGATCACCTCGGCGAAGTCCTCGCCAGGGTGGTGGACGCTCGCGTTATAGAGCGGCTCGTACCGGGTCTTCGTGACGGTCCCGGTGCCTGCGATCATGTCGATCACGACGTCGAACTCGTACTCCGAGCCCTCACGCTGGACGGTCTTCACACCGACCTTCGTGACGGTCTTGCCCTCCATGGAGTAGTCGTTCTTCGTCCGCATGGTGACGAGGACGTGCCCCGGGAAGTTCAACAGGGCGTCGAGCATGTCCTGTTCGAGATCGTTGACCGGTGCCCACGCGGTGAACTTCCCGCCTCGGCTGCTGGACTTCTGCGACTCCTCCTCGACGCGGGCGAGGAGGCCACCCTTGCCCGCCCAGAAGTGCGACCAGGAGTCGATGACCAGGACGGCGATCCGGGCCTCTTCGGCGGCCTTGACTGCGGCGATGAGGTTCTCGGGCGAGCAGTAGGCCATCGGCATGTGGCCGAACTCGTGGCCACCCAGGTCGGGGCGGCCGGGGACGATGGCGTACTTCTTGGCGGAGCCGCGCTCGGTGTCGACGACGCCGATGGTGCCGCCGTCCGCGAGCCGCTCGGCCATGCGGAGGGCGGTCTTGGTCTTGCCGGAGCCGCCGGGGCCCTGGAGGGCAATGCGCGCCTTGGCGGTCTCGCGGGTGGCGGGGGCGAAGCTGAATGTCGTCACGGGTTGCTCCGGTTGTTGCGCTGGTGCGGGGTGGTGGTGAGGCGGCCGGTGGCGACGGCCAGGGCGACCCAGTCGGCGGCCTTCTGCATCGCGCCGAACTGCCTGGCCCGGAGACGGCGACGGCCCTGGGTGTCGCCGGGCAGGTACCGGCAGACCTCGCGGGTGTGCTCGCGGAGGCCGGCGGAGAGCTCGACCCCGATTTCCTGGCGGAGCTCGGCGAGCTCGGCGGCGACCTCGGCCGGGGTCATCCCGGCGTGGATCAGGCGGGCGTAGATGCGGCCGTACGCGCTCACTGGGCACCGCCTACGCGGAGCTCGGCGAGGGCGGAGCCGTACGCGGCACAGTCGAACGAGCAGAACAGCCTCTTCGGCTCGCTACTCCCGACGACCTCGATCACGACCCAGCCGGGGATGCGGCGCACCCCGCCGGGCTTCGCACCGCAGCCCTCCGTGAGGCACCGGGGCCCCGTGGCCACCGGCTCGGCGGGCTTCGAGTCTCCGACGCGACCCTTGTTCCAGGCCTGCGCGGTCTTGCTGGCAGCCATCAGGCGCTCTCCTTCGGCTGGACGTAGAGGAAATAGCGGCCGTCGTCGGGGCCGTGGACGGTGAGGTGGCCGAGTGCGGCGAGCTCGTGCAGGTCGCTGCGGGCGCCGTGCCGCAGCCCGCGCTTCGCGTAGCCGAGCTCGCGGTAGAAGGCCTGGGCCACGCCCGTGGCCCACCGAAGGCCGGCGGACTCGCGGATCTTGGCGAGGAGCAACTGCTGGCGGCGGGTGAGCGTGGGCGTCTCCGGCACGAGCGGCGCGGGGAGCTTCCCCGTGTCGCGCAGGACGTCCAGCCAGTTCTCCGGGTACGACAGGTGCCGCCACTGGATCTTCATGAACCGCTGCGGACCGCCGTAGCCCTTCGTCTCGACGGTGACGTTCACGTCCTGGGCGACGTCGGGGATGCCCGGCAGGTCGGCGCGGACCATGTGGTTGGTGCCCTGCGAGATCAGGCCCGGCTGGTAGCCATTGGGCAGCCAGCCACCGATCTGCATGTAGCTGTGCCCGTAGTAGTCCGGGGACAGCTCGGTCAGCGACCAGCCGGTGAGAGTGACCTTGCCGTCGAACAGCTCGACGATCGCGGGCAGAGTGGAGTCCGTCATGCGCGCTCACCCGCCTGGACCGACGCAGGACCAGCGACCTGCGCGGCAGCCTGGGCGAGCAGGAGCTCCGGCACGTCGTACCCGAGCACGCTCAGCGGGATCCCCTCCCACGAGGTCCGCCCGCACATCACGTAATCGAGACCGGTCACCTGCTGCGCGCGGATCCCGAGGGTGTCCATCCACGCGGTCCACCGTGCGAGGTCGGTGATGTGGAGGCTGATGACCACGGTGTCCCGGTCAGCGCGGACGCTGGTGACATCAGACTCGGCCCGGTACTGGACGGCGAGTGTGGCGGCGAGCTGGCGGGCCCGCTCGCACGCGGTGTCCCAGTGGCTGGCCTGCTGCTCCAGCTCAGTCGCCGGTGCGGCGGTCGGCTCGGCGGCCGGAGCGGCAGGAGCGTCGACGGGCACCCAGCCCTTCGGCGACCGGACGAGAACCGTGCCGTACGTACGCTCCGGGTCGACCAGAAGGCCCTGGCCGTCGAGAGCGTGCGCGACGGTCGTCGCGACGTCGCCGTCGGAGTCGAGCAGCGCGCGAATCGCCTGGATGGCTGCGGGGAGGTTCTTGTTCACGCCGCCACCGCCAGACGGGCACGCATCGACGCGAAGGCACGGAACGCGGTCTGCTTCGTCGCGCCGACCGACCGGCCGAGCTGAGCAGCCGTCTCCGACAGCGACAGCTCGTCGAGGTACCGGAGGCGGATGGCCTCGGCCTGCATGGGCGGCAGCGCACGCAGCTGCCGCGCGACGGTCTCCCGGGCCTCGACGGCGGCCAACTCGCGAAGGCCGGCGTTCTCCGCCGAGTCCTCAACCCGGTCGCTCTCCAGGTCGAGGTAGTCCCCTGCGGCGAACTCCAGCCGGGTACGGGAGGCCTTGAAGTGGTCGGCGACGATGTTCCGGGCGATCGTCACCAGCCAGGCCGCGACCGGGGCTCCCTGCCAGGTGAAGGAGTCGATCCGGCGGAACGCGCGGATGAACGTCTCCGACGTGAGGTCCTCGGCGAGGTGCTCGTCGCGGACGCGGCCCCGGATGTACCGGAACACTTCGACGCGGTGCTCGTTGTAGAGGACGGCGAACGCCTCGGGGTCACCGGTGCGGGCGGCGGAGATGGTCTCCGGCTCAGCTCCCGGGTGGATCTTGGGGCTAGCCTGTGGTTTCACGGCCTGCCTCCGTTCTCTCTGGGTGTGTGGGTCGTCTGGGGTCGTCCGGTACTTGGCGGTGCGGACGGCCCCGCGGTGTGTTCAGGCGGAGATTTGTGCGCGCTCTTCGCGCATCCCGGCGAGTACCGCCCGGGGGTCGAAGCGCCTGGAGCGGCCGACGTAGTGGAGGCCCGGCCACGTGCGACCGGCCTCCCGCGCCTCCCGGATCTGTCCGTCGATCCACGACATCGACTTGCGGAGGAAGGTCGACAGCTCGCGCTGGTCGAGCAGTTGCTCCGGGAGCGGAGCCAGCCCCGACTTAACGGAAACCGCCGTCTTCGATCTTCGTGTAGATGTAGATTCATCGAGCGTGAGAACGACGTCCTCGAAGAATGGTCCGACCTCCGGGTCGAGAGCGCGGGTGATGAGGTCGGCGGCTCGCTTGCTGCACTCCTCGCGGGCGGTCTTGCCGGCGCCGACGATGAATCCGACGTACGCAGGGCTCAAGCCCTTGCCGGTCGGGTCCAGCTCCTTCGTTCGGGCGGCGAGGTGCGGGATGTCCAGCCCGGCCGCCCTTATGGCGGCTCGGAGCGGGGCTCCCTTGTCCAGTCGTCGCATGGTGATCCTCCGGCGCATGGCCGAATAGGGGTTACGCGGGCCGTTCTGACCTGCGATGTCTACAGTCTGCATGTAGATGTAGATCGAGTCAAGGGGGCTCGCCCGGGGTGCGGGTAAGCCGGGCAGGGGCGCACAGGGTTCGTGTAGGTGCCCCCATGCGCCTGTTAAGAACTGGTCAACCCCTCGGGATCTACTTGCGCGTGTAGATGCAGATGCGCGATTCTGCGGGTGTGACTACAGGCCCGAGCAACCCCGGCGACCCCCACGGGCGCGCCGCCGAGGACCCCGCCCCCACCGGCGAGGACCTGGCAGCACTACTCGCCCGACTCCTCGAGGAGACGGGCGACCGCACGCAGAAGGATCTGGCGGAGGCCGCCGGCATCAAGTACCCGACGCTCAACGCGTGGATGAACCGCACGCGCGGGACGTCCCGGATCAACCCGGACGACCTCCGAGCACTAGGAAACGTCATGCGCGGATGGGGTGTTGAAGTCACGCCCCGCGCGCTCTTCGAGGCGGCCGGGCGCCCAGTGCCGGGTCCGACCGACGAGGAGCGGGAGCAGCGCCTCCTCGACATCTACCGCCAGCTTCCGACCAAGGGGCAACGAGCCCTGATCCAGTCCGCTGAGGCGATGCTCGCGGGTGCGCGCGCCTCGTAAATCCCAGTAAGGGTTGCCTAACGAAGGGGGAATTAGTTCTTCCGGATGCATGTACGGAAAGCCCTGCACAACATCCACACGTAGATGTAGCGTTCAACATCCGCTGTCCTCCCGCAGCGCTTCCGCATTCCGCGCAGCCCTGGGGGATACCTGTGTGCACTCTCATCGCCGTGGCCGGCACCGCCCAGACGGAGCCCGCGATTTGGGACCCGGACGAGATCACCATCACCGTCCAAGGGGGCACCCACCACCACGACCTGATTACAGAGCTCGCGGCGCTCCTGGCCGACCTCGGCGCACCCTCCACCGCCACCGGCGGCCTCCGCTGTTTCTGCGGGGATCCCATCGTCATCCCGCAAGAAGCCATCGCCGCCGGCCCGCTCTGATCAGGAGTACGCCGTGTCCAAGAAGACGCTGGCCCGCAACCCGCGGCCGAACCCCTCCATGAGGTGCGGCTGCCCGCCCTGCCTCGCGAAGTACCCCGGCGACCGCCCGCCCACCGATGAGCACACCGGGTCCTGGGAGGCCCGCTACACCGACCCCCAGGGGAAGGGCCGCTCGAAGAACTGGCCGACCGAGACGAAGGCCATCGAGTTCCTGGAGCAGACCCGTACCGAGATGCGCCAGCGAACCTGGCTTGACCCCGCGCGGTCCGAGATCACGCTGTGCGCGTGGCACCGGTTGTGGTGGCCGACCCAGACCGGCGAGGAGACCACCCTCGACCGGGACAGCCGGAGCTACCGGAACCACATCGAGCCGCACTTCGGCAGCCTCCGGTTGTACGAGTTCAGCTGGCTCGGCATCCAGACCTGGGTCAACGGACTCCACGACGAGAACGGCGGTCCGCTCGCCGCGAGCAGCGTTGTGAAGGTGTTCCAGATCCTCGACCGGATGCTGGAGGCCGCGAAGCGCGACCGGCGCATCCCCTACAACCCGGCCGAGGGGGTCAAGCTGCCGAAGGTGAAGAAGAAGCACCCCGAGGACCGGCGGCCGCCGTCGTATGCCCAGCTCTGGCTGATCCGTGCGGCGCTCCCCGACTACATGCACACCCTCCAGATCGTCGCCCAGGAGACAGGCCTCCGCTGGGGCGAGCTCGCGGGACTCCGGTGGTGCAACGTCGACCTGGTCCGTCGCGTCATCCACGTCCGCGAGGTCCTCACGGAGGTCCGCGGCCGGATCCGGCGGAAGGTCTACCCGAAGAGCGACGCCGGTCTGCGCACCGTGCCGATCACCGGGCTGGCGCTCCGGGTGCTCCGCGAGCTCTTGGCCGACGAGCCCGACGCCAGCACGAACCGGTCCGAGCCTGAAGACGGCCTCTGCCCTGCCGAGCTCGTCTTCCACGGCCGGAACAAGGTACGGCGCGGCTCGAAGCGGCCGGGCGTTGCGGAAGGCGAGCCGTACCGCGCTCCCCTCCGTCGCTCCGCGTTCCGTCGGCTCTGGACCAAAGCCCTCGAGGACTCAGGCGTCGGCAGGAAGAAGACGCGGAAGGTGACGGTCGAGAAGCCAGACCCGGCAACCGGCCGGATGCGGAAGGTCACGGAGGAGCGGACGGAGTGGTGGCCGGCCTTCCATGACCAGCGGCACAGCTTCGCGTCGCGGCTCCATGACCGCGGGGTGCCGGAGGTCATTGCTCAGGAGATCCTCGGCCACGAGCGGGCGGGCAAGGTCACGTGGCTCTACACCCACGCCGCGGCCGACTACGCCGGGCAGGTTCTCGCGGCCCTGGAGGAGAAGAAGCCAGGCAGGACTGGTGCGAAGAGGCCGCTTCGCCTGGTCGCGTGA